TGGGGATGGAACCCATTTTAGATGGTTCGATCTACGATCCTTCCCGCCTACGCCGTCTGTTCTAATTGCTTCTAGCGTGCATTTGCCACTATCCCCTACAACGCAGGCGCCGATTGCCAATGCTGCGAATTCGCGCATTGAGCGACCGGTTGAGCAAATGTTTCCCGGTTTCGATTGATATGACCCTCTGGCTTCGACTTTATACCGACGTTCTCGACGATCCGAAAGTGCAGCGGCTCGACGGTGAACTGTTCAAAGCCTGGATCAATTTACTTTGTCTCGCCAAAGCAGGTGACGGCTTGTTGCCGTCCATTGAAGACATAGCGTTCAAACTACGGTCAGGCTCCGAAGAGAACGCAAAACGTCTTACCGATGAATTGGTTAAACGTGGACTGCTGGACTCGGACGGTATGAACTTAACCCCTCATAACTGGCATGGACGCCAGTTTGACTCGGACAGTTCCACCGAAAGAGTGCAACGCTACCGAAACGTTACACGAAACGTTTCTGAAACGTTAGAGAGCAGAGACAGAACAGAGCCAGATCCAGAGCCAGATCCAGAGCAGAGAGCTGCGACTTCGCGCGCAAAGCCGCGCTCAGTCCGCAAACCGGTTCTTCCTGACGACGAATGGCTGGACAACCTGCAGAAGAACCCGGCTTTTTCTTCGCTAAATGTCCGGCTTTGCTATCACAAAATGCTTGCCTGGTGCGAAGTGAATAACAGGCAACCCAGCAGAAGAATGTTTATCAACTGGCTTAATCGCGAAGACAAACCAATGGGTAACGGCAATGGAAAAACTCAAACTGGTAAAACGAATGACGCCGCTAAAGACGGCGCTCGAAAAACTACAGAAGACTATGGAATCCGTCCCCCTAGAGAAATTTAGGCCGGCGGAAGAGATATTCACCTGCGTTACCTGTTCCGATACCGGCTGGGTTGTCATTGCTGATCGCGGCGCGAAACAGTGTGAGTGTTTGCGGACGAAGCAGCGGGTAAGACTACTGGACAGAATACCGCCAGAGTACCGCGGCTTGGATCTCGAAACTATCCGTCCCGACGCTACCCGGCACCCGGATCAAGAGTCACTGGTAAACGCGTTGCGCGCCGATCCCGATATGAGCCTGCTGTTATCCGGCCGCGTCGGCTGCGGTAAAAGTCTCATCGGTTGGCTTCTCTACAAACGCGCGATAGAAGCCGATCGGCCAAGCGTCGCATTGCCGTTGGCCGAACTACTCGGACAGTTTCGCCGCTACGAATGCGGGTCCGATACGCTGCCGGCGGTAACGTCGGAAAACCTGCGCGACAGCCGCCGCTGGTTTCTCTTCCTTGACGAATTCGATAAAACGCGTCCGACAGAGTTCGCGGGCGAACAACTGTTTTTGCTTATGGACGCGATTTACACGTACAGACACCAGTTAGTCGTAACGTCCAATGTCGGCAAAGACGAACTGCGGTTTAAGTGGTCGCAAGCGAGCGAACAGTACGGCGTCTCGATAATGCGGCGCCTGCTGGAATTGAACAGTGTGCGCTACAAGGAAATGTTTTGAGTGTGGGCGCTTGAGCGAGACGCCCGCAATGGACAACGGCCGCCGGTATAACTACGAGTTCTGATCCGCGGCCGTTGTCCGAAAATTATGGTCAAAACCAAAGAGAAAACCGAATACCGCGACGGAACGCTTGGCTGGTGGCTTATGGAAGCCGGCTGGTCGCCGGTGGAAGTGCTTTGCAATAGCGGCGGCAGTCACAAACTGGACGCGCACGGACGCTGCGAACATTGCCGGATATTGCCGCATCCGCTTTGGCGATACGAGGAATTCGGTCCCCGGCTGACGGGGTGGGAAGCGAGACGGTTGGAACTGCTGAGAATACACGACGAATTCAAACGGAAGGCAAGCAATGTTCACTGACGCGCTACAAGAAAAAATACTCGGCGGCATTGAGAGACTGGCCGAAGCGAATAACGCGCACCACCTGGCCGGCGTCGAACATGCGCATGCCGAGCACGCATACCGCCAGTTGCGCGCGAACGAGTTCGTCAAGGTAAGTCTCGACAAGGACGACAACGGCAAGAAACTCACCGACACGCATAAGAACGCGCTGGTGGACATCGCCACCGACAAGGCCATGTACCGCGTTCGCATTGCCGAGGCTGAGCACGAGGCGGCATGGGAACTGGTGAAGAGTCTTAAAACACAGATCAGCGCGCTACAGAGCTTGTTAAACGCTGTCCGCGCCGAAGCGGAAGCGGTGACATATAGACAGACAACAGGAGCGTAGAAATGACCACAGCAACAGCCCCAGCGCCCTCGATCACCTGGGCCGAAGCCGGACCTGAGATAGAGCGGCGCCAAATAAATATCACGCACATTGACGACGACACCTGGTGCGCCGACTGCCCCGGCCCGGAGTGGAAAGTGCGGCGCGCGTTCGGCTCGTCGGCGCTGGAGGCGGTCGAGAAACTGTTGAGGGAGATAGGAGGCGAGAATGGTTGAAGGCGACACCAAAACCGTCGACGGCATCACCGTCGACATTCACACGATAACCGAGGATCAGGTGTATTTCGCGCGGTATCGAGAGGAAGGGCGGGGTGAGGGCTGGCCGTTATATCGAATGAACCGCGCCGACTTTGAACGACTGTGGGAGGCGGAGACATAGAGTGGGCTACAGCAAGCGTGACATGGAAAGAATCCGCCTTGGCGTTTGCCTGGACTGCGGCGAGCGTGAGGCGTGGAAGTATAGGCGCTGCGTGCAATGCCGCTCGCGCACGCCGTTTCAGCGCACGCAGCGGAGATTGGCATTGCGGCGGGTGTCGTATGCGTTTTTGAAAGCACGGGGAGGCGTAAAAGCATGACGCGAGTATTTGAAGACTTCGGACAACAGGCGGTATTCGAGGCGCTTGTTAGCCGTGGAGCCCAGAAGCACGAAGCGCAGAGCGCGGCGAATAAAACGCCGAAGTGGGATTCCGCCGAATGGGAGTCCATTGAGAAACATATCGAGGACGCCGCGAAGCAAGTGCGCGTAGGGCTGGACGAGCGCCACACCAAGTTGCTGCGCAAACGCGAAGAACTGGAAAGCAAGATAACGACAATCGAGGACGAGATCGGCGAGATCGAAGATCGCAAACTCGCCGAGCTTGAAGCGGAGGCGAAAATATGACCGACCGTATCACCACAACCGAATACCGCAACCTGCGGCGCGCGTCCGAGTCGCGGCTTGAGTTCACTATCCCCGGCCTGCGCGTCGTCAGCGAAGCCAACCTGCGCGACTCATGGCCTGCGCGGTTCCGTCGCAAGAGAGCGCAGCAATTTGAGGTCCACGCCGAATGGAAGCGGAACGCGCGCGGCGTCAAGATTACTCTTCCCTGCGTCGTGCGATTGACTCGCATTGGCCCGCAGCGGCTCGATGACGACAACCTCGGCTCTGCGTTCAAGGGGGTTAGGGATCAGATCGCCAAAGAGATAGGCGTCGATGACGGCAGCGACCGGATCAAGTTCGAGTATGCGCAGTTGGCGGTGGGCAAAAGAATGTATGGGGTGCAGGTGCAAATTTATTGCGGGGAAACAAGCCAGTGCTAAATGCGCCATTTCCATATTTCGGAGGCAAGTCGCGCGCGGCTGAACTGATCTGGTCGCGATTCGGTAGAGTCGTCAATTACGTCGAGCCCTTCTTTGGTTCCGGCGCTGTCCTTCTTGGCCGTCCGCGTCCGTTCGCAGGCGTGGAGACGGTCAACGATATAGACGGGCTGCTTGCGAACTTCTGGCGGGCGTTACAGCGCGATCCTGAAGCGGTCGCATTCCACGCCGACAACCCGGTAAATGAAAACGACCTGCACGCGCGCCATATCCGGCTCGTCGAGAACCGCGAAACAACCTCGCGCAGGCTTGACGGCGACCCGGATTACTTCGACGCCAAACTTGCGGGTTGGTGGGTTTGGGGTATTGCGTGCTGGATCGGCTCCGGCTGGTGCAGCGGCAGCGGCCCCTGGCGCGCAGTCGAAGACGCCGAAGGCTTTCGCCAGCTAGTCCACCTTGGCGATCAGGGACGGGGCGTGAACCGCCAGCTAGTCCACCTTGGCAATCAGGGCCAGGGCGTGAACCGCAAGCGAGTCGAGTTGATCGAATATTTTTCAGAACTTGCCGACCGCCTGCGCGAAGTGCGCGTCTGCTGCGGCGATTGGCGGCGCGTCACCGGGCCGAGTGTGACGACGAAGCATGGCCTAACCGCAATGTTGCTCGACCCGCCATATGCTGACACCGCCGGGCGGCAGGCGGAACTCTACGCAAAAGATTGCCTGCGGATCGCGCACGAGGTTCGAGAGTGGGCGATTGCGAACGGCGACGACCCGCTTATGCGCATCGCGCTTTGCGGATACGAAGGCGAGCACGACATGCCCGGCAGTTGGGAATGCGCCGAATGGCATGCGCGCGGCGGCTATGATGGACAGAGCAAAGATAAATCCACAATCGGACAGAACCGAGCGAAAGAGCGGGTGTGGTTTTCGCCATATTGCATACAGGAAACGCTGCCGCTTTTTATGGAGGCAACCAATGGATGACGTAATTATTTTCCTATTCTTCCTTCTCGCCGTCGTCGTCGTCGTCTCGATGGTCGTCGCCGCCTACCGTGGCGGCAGGAAAGAGGGCTACGAAGAGGGCGTCGCGTTCGGGATCTTGTCCGAGCGGCTGCGGCGGCTCGAACTGGAGCGCGAAGTGGAGGACAAAATGGTAAGGCGGGCGATGCGGGGCGAGGAAGACGAGTTTTCAGAGACGGAGATTGACGCCTGATATGGCGCTTTGCAGTGTTGCGGATTATTGGAGGAGGTAATGGGAAAGCATTGGAGGAGTCGAGGCATTGATGACGCATCGGAGTGGCTCTACAAGAATCTTTTGGAGAGACAGGGCGGCGCATGTATCTGCGGAAAACCCGCGATGCCGGACGGGGAGACGCTGGTGCTTGATCACAGTCACCGAACAGGAAAGGCGCGCGCCGTGCTTTGCATTCCTTGCAATCTAAATTTAGGGCGCATTGAACATGGTAAGACAAACGCAGTTTTTAACTCGGGATGGTCATATTTTGAAAAGCGCGAGGTAGACCCGGAGATAGTCGAGTCTCTGATTGACTAGCCTCCGCCTCAATGCCCATTGCTGAGCCACAGAGGGCGCTGGCTGAACGAACGGCGTCTGGGGCGGGGGATGGTATGCCGAAATCGGCGGCGGGCTTCTATGGCGAAATTATGACGAAAGGCAAACCGAGACTTTTAGACCTCTTTTGCGGCGCCGGTGGGTGTACTGCCGGATACCAGCGCGCGGGGTTCTGGGTTCGCGGCGTGGATATAAAACCGCAGCCGAGATATTGCGGGGATGAGTTCGTGCAGGCTGACGCGCTGGAATATCTGCAAGGGCTGATTGATTCGGGAGAGGTTGAAGAGTTCGACGCGATACACGCGAGCCCGCCGTGTCAGGGCTACGCGGCAACAAAGGTGCTAAACCCAACAGAACACCCGCTGCTTCTAGAAGACACGCGCCGGCTGTGCAATGAAAGCGGCAGGTTCTACGTGCTTGAAAACGTACCGGGCGCGCCGCTGCTGAATCCTGCGCGGCTGAACGGGCAACTCTTTGGCTTAATGGTGGACAGAGAACGCTGGTTTGAGTGTGGCGGCTTTGAAGTGCCATTCGTGCTTCTGCCATCACCACGTAAGGCCGTGAAAATGGGGCGGCAAGTGCGAGAGGGCGACGTTATACAAGTCGTCGGTAATTTTAGCGGCGTTGATTACGCGCGCCGGGCAATGGGTGTTGATTGGATGGTTCGTAATGAACTCTCGCAAGCAATTCCCCCGGCCTACACCGAATTTATAGGCAAGCAACTGATTGAGGCAATAACGCGATGAACGACGCGAAACCCAAAACCATATTCGACGAGCGCGATCAGCTGCAACGCGACAACGAGCGGCTGCTCACAGCATTCGAGAACAAGACGCTTGAATGCGTCGGATTGCGCAACCAGCTCGAAGCCGCGCGCAAAGAGATAGCCAACCTGGAAGCGCAGCGGAATATCTGTCTTGCCGTGGCTAACAGCGCCGAAGCCGCGCGCAAGGTAGCGGACGCGGCGGTGGCGTATTTCGAATTTTTTGGCATTCGGAAACATGTAAGACTTGGCGGCGTGCTCGCAGACGCCGTGCGCGAATACCGCAAACTGAAGGAGGCATCGAATGAGCAAGTCAAGAGAACCGAAGCTAACGCCGATTGAACAGCAAGCGGAAGAGATAGTTCGCTCGATGGTTCCGCAAAGCTGGAACGAGAGCATTGAGACTGTCGCCAATCTTCTGCGCGAACACGAAGCCGCGCGCAAGGTGGCGGACGCGGCGGTTGCGTATTGGGACGTTGACGACGGGACTGCCGAATGGGACGCGCTGGCATTCAACGCGCTTGAAACCGCCGTCCGCGAATACCGCGCGCTCACCGAACCGCCGCCGCTGGAGGCGCGCATCGAGGCGGCGATCGAGAAGGCCGCGCCGGGATGGGGGGAGTGAGCAGCAAGGCGGCGACGGCGCCGTAATTATTAACCAAGCAACAAAGGAGACTTGAATGCTTAAAACGGTTGAAGTGACTTTGGTCGGGAAAACCCCATTGCTACTAAGTTCTCCGGCGACAATGCTGATGGATACAGACGCAGAGCCGGCAGCGACGAAGAAGGCAAAGAAACTTACGCGCGAACAGGAAGCGGAATTGCGAGCCTATCGCAACGACAAGGGGCATTTAGTGTTCCCGCTGATGGGGATTCGCAAAAATCTGATTCTCGGCTGCGCCGGCTACAAACTGCCAAAGAAGCGAGAGGGTATCAGTTCATACCTGATGCACATTCGCCCAGTTTCAATCAACGGCTCAACAGAGGAATTCACGCCGATCCTGAACGGCAAAGGCAAGCCGATCACCAACTACATTATTGACACGCGGCGGGCGGTCAATCGCAATTCAAAACCGCCGGCGGGGATCATTGTCCATAGGCCACGGGTTGACGAATGGCAGATCGTCGCGCGGTTCTTCTATGACCCGGAAGCGATCCCGGTTGATGACCCGGTTGCGGTGTTGATGCAGATGTGGAGCAACGGCGGAAACCGCGTGGGCATTGGCAGTTTCAGGCCGCAGTGTCAGGGGTATTTCGGGTTATTCGACGTGAAAGAGATCATTGAAGTTTAGATTCATCGCGTTGCTACGTGGCGCGAGGCCACGCCTCGCATCGCGGCGCTTCGCTCTGTGATGCATAGCGCAATCTCAACAATTGCCGGTGAGGGCTTATGGCCCGATCCGGGAGTCGTTGAGGCTCCGAACGCGGCGAGGCGGCGCAACGCGCGCCGAGGTTTTGCCTTGTGACGCGGAGCACAGCATAGAGCAATCTTCAACGATTGCCGGTGAGAAGTCGTCAGGCTTCAATCCGGGAGTTGTTGAAACAGAAAGGAGAATTATGATCCAGGAAGTCGAAGTCGCAAACTTGATTTTAGATTACAACATTTATCCGCGAACCGCCGTTCAGGATGTCCACGTTAGATCGATGATCGAAGCGGGCGAGTCGGGCGTCACGTTTCCGCCTATTCTCGTTGATCACAAATCAATGCGAATCGTTGATGGTTTTCATCGCTACGCTCGCGCAATCAAGATCGGCCAGAAAACGATTCAAGCCGAATTGCGCACATTCAAGAATGAGCAGGAAATCTTTGAGGCGGCCGTAGCGGCGAACGCCAACCACGGGAGACCCTACGCCCCTTTTGACCGGGCGCGGATTATTTCCATCGGCCTGCAACTGAAAGTATCAAAGCAGAAACTTGCCGCCGCGCTCAGCATGCCGGTTAGCCGAGTGGAAGAAATCCGCCTCAGTTTCGCAAAGGTTGGCAGGGATGATGAGCCGACAGAGCCGCTGAAGATGACGATTCGCAATCAGTTTCAGGGCAAGCGACTGACGCACGCACAGGCGCAGGCGCAGCGCAAGCTCGGCGGACAGCAGGCCACGTTCTACGCGAATCAACTCGTGATTCTGATCGAGAATGATCTATTGAACGTGAAGAACCCGAATATTCTGGCGACGATGCATAAACTGGCATCGTTGATTCTGGATCGAGTTCCGATGCCGGAGACAATGAAAGACGCGGCTTAAAGGAGTGAATGACCCCTTCGCGTGACCAACAACCCGACTTCATCCCCGTCCGTTGTCCGCACTGCAACGCGAAGTTATTCAGCGTCGCGCGGACCGCGTACAGTTTCGCCGTGCGCATCAAATGCCGGCGCTGCACGAGTCGCCGTCACGTCCCGGTGTATCTACTACTTACTATTTCGCTTGAACCGCTGCTATCACCAGATATAGACTTGGTGACTGAAAATTCTGCGTGCGCATAATTCGCGCCTTCGACCGCTACGGATCGTTGGCGCTTTTTGTTTGTTATCCCCTAATTATGATTGATCTGCTCGGTTTAATTTGTTTGGTAATTTTGCAAGGGCTTCACGTTTATCGCGATCATATGAAATTCAAAGCTCACGCGAACGAGATCAAGGACTTGAAGCGCCGGCAGGATTGCTGCGATCAGGGGAAGGGCGATGGTGATCAAAACTGCATTCCTGCTTCGCGGGTGAAGCAAACATAAACCTATGGTTTTTCCCCTTCCCCCCGGAAAGGCGCCAATGAGGGCATTAATGGCTCGAAACGGGAGCGGCACCGCGCCGTTCCTATTACACCTAAACATGGCTGAAGAGAGAGATTTTTGGCAGCAATTCAACCGACAAACCGCGACCCTCGCGCGAATAGACGAACGACAAACCACGATGTCGCGCGACATCACGCGGTTGCTCGACGCCGACGCCACGTTCCAGGCGCAGCGCGAAGCCGATCGCGAGTGGAAAAGAAAGATCGAGGAACGATTACAAGCTATCGAAGCCTCCGGCATTACCGCATGGTCGTGGCGAAAACTCACGCAGGCTGTCGCGCTCATTTCCGCCGCCGCCGTCCTGCTTGCATTTATCTTTGAATTCGCTCGATGGTTTGCGGCGCACTGGAAGTAGCGATGATCGAAATAGCGATCACTATTTTTGAACTTAACCGAATCGCCGAGGCGATTGAAAAACTGGCGTTGATCCAGTCCGCCGCGCGATTCACTTACACACTAACGTTTGGAGAGAACCTAATGGCTGTATACAAAAGTGACAGGCCCGATTTTGATTTTATGGTCGCCATCGCCGCGACTGACAGCGAAGGCAACGTCATTGCCGACGCCCCGGTTCCCGCCGGCCATACGCTCAGCGTCATGAGCGACAACCCGGCGGCTTTCAGCGTCACGCAGGACCCGCTCAATCCAAAGCTCGTTCATGCCCACGTCGGCGGCCCCAACTCGGACGGCACGCCGAGCCAGTCGAACGTCACGGCGAATCTGACCGACCCGGCCAACAACCTCGTGGCGACCGGCGCCGCGCAGGTCACGGTCACGGTCGGCGACCCGGCTTTGATAACCGCGATCACGCTCAATCTGCCGGAGTAACTGAATGCAAATACTTAACTATCTGCGCGAGAACCGCGCGAAACTGATCCGCGCGTTCATAATCGCCGCCGGCGCGCTGCTGTTCGCCCTGCTGATCTGGTGCGCCGCCGAATACGTGGCGAGCGCGAGATCGGCAAGGAAAATAGCAGCGGCCGAAGCGGTCGAGCGCGAGGCCTCGGCAAGAGCTAAAAGCCTGGAAGCGGAAGCCAACGAACTCAAAGCCGCCAAGGAAGCGCTGGAGATCGAACTGCGCGAACTCGAAAGCCGCGCCGCCAACGCTGAAGACGCGCTACGCAATGCGCGCGGGAAAGTCGTAACACTCAAGGAAGAATATGAAACCATTCGTTATAGGGATGTTCCTACTGATCCTGTGTCCGTCGTGGACATTTGCGGGAAACTTTCAGGACTTGGTTATTCCTGCGAATAAAGCGCCGACCTGCGAAGGGCTCGCGCGAGCCTGCAACGCAGCCGCCGATGAACTGATCGCGGCGCGCAAGCTGATCGTCGGCTACGAAAATGAGATCGTCGCTCACGACGCCAGGATCGAGATCGCGCGCAAGGAAATCGCAACGCTGAAGTCTATCGGTGCGCTCGAAGCGGAACGCGCCGCGAAACTCGAAGCCGTAATCGCCGCCGAGCGTGAGGCGAAAGAAGCTCTGCGCGCGAAGATCGATCTGCAGGAAAAGCGGATTGCCAAACTTGAAAAGAGCGCCGGACGCTGGCGCAGGTTCGCGCTGATTACGGGCGTCGCGGCGGGCGTCGCGATCCTCGTTGGCGCAAGGAAGTGAGCGATCGGACAGACGCTCATTCGTGGGTAGGGGAGTGAGGAATTCGGGGCAACTTTCAAACGTCCTTATCCGCCCCACGTAACAACAAAGGAAAACCATGAAAGCATTTCTGAAATTACTTTTTCGACCAATCTATCGAATGGGGCTGCGCGACGCGGCGCAAATCGCGCAGGACTATGGCTATGACATAGTTGGCAAACCGGATCATCCTGAGCCGCTGCGCGCCAAAGCTTACAGCCACACCGCGCAGATGGTTGCGGCTACGAATATCGCCAGTTTGATCCGCCATCGCGCGCTGCCGAGACCTTTATGGCCGGTCTCGCTCAAGTGGCGATGGCGCGAACGGGATTACGCTAAACGCTATCAGCAACGGACGCACATTTGCGATGGCGCGAACGGACAACGGAACGCTGGTCGAGTTGTACACCTGTGGGCGCTGAAAGTCGTATTCGGTCTATTCCTCGTTGCCGCGATTGCGACCGTCACGACGTATTCACAGGACAATGGCCAGGACACCGGGAGGCTGTCGTTCATTTATCTGCGCACCGACATCCTCTTCCGCAACGGCCAGTACATGGGCATGGGTTCCGGCGTCGAGAACCGCAACGGCTTTGCCGCGGAAGCTGACGTGAAAGTGTTCGGGCGCAAAGGCTTCCGTGCGTCTTGATTGAACAATCGCAAAATAATTCATCCGCCCTTATAAAGGGAGTGACGGCAAGCGCCGCCACTTAGTTCTTTAAGCGTAACTACCGGCTTTGGGCTGTTTATGCTAGTCGGTAGAAAATCCGATAAGGGAAGGGCGCCGGGGGTACGTCAATACCAGCGCCCGACCCGCACAAGGAATAAATGAAACGAATTCTTCTCTTTATCATCGTGGCGCTGGCGGCAGTTACCGCCGAGGCGCAGGTCAATACGTTCTTTGAAGCCGGACTTGCGGGAAGCTACGGCTCGAACAGTCGCCAAAAGTCTTTCCCCGAAGTCTATGGCGCCGCCGGGCTGAAGTTCGCCGAGTTTCGTGGCGCAACCGTACAGGCTCGCGTCCGCGGCATCTGGTCCGAAGCCGCGCAGTATGCCGACCTCTTCACGCGCGACGATAACCCGGAACGAAAAGCGAGTAGCCAATTGATTCTCGGCTTCGGGTTGCGCGCGAATCTTTCGACGGAGAGCTTTTTCAAGCCGTTCGTTGAAGGCGGCAGCGAATACACGCGGCACTTCGGTTTGCCGAGCGAGCCCCATCACGCGCTCAGTCCCACGCTGACTTTCGGAACCCGCATTGGTTACGGTTACGAGTTGACATATACCCGACTGTTCGAGGATCGGCTCGGTTATTCCCGCCTGCGCGGAGATCGTCTGGCAGCGTCGTATTCGATTAAGCTCGCCGGCAAGTTTCATTTCAAATTCGGCGCCGAGGGTGATTACGTGAGCTTCCGCGCGTGCTCGGATAAGGACTGCGATCACTATCGCGAGCATGACTACGTTGTAAGACCGTTCGCGGCGATTTCGATTTATTGATGAAGAAGAAGGCGACCGGAACAGAAAAAAACGACCTCTATAGAGACAGACTTATAGAGGTCAAAACGATGCGCGCCGGCGATGTGGCGCCGCATCCGAACAATCCGCGACTTCATCCGCCGGCGCAGCTCGATCCATTGCGAGGACTGCTCGAAGCGGTCGGAAAGGCCGGAACGCTAAGCGCCTATTACTCAAAGCGAAACGGCGGCAAGCTGACCTATTGGGACGGACATGGAAGAAGGGATTTAGGGCCGGGCGAACTCTGGCACGTGGCGATTTACGACCTGACCGACGAAGAGGTCGATCTGCTTCTCGTTTCCCATGATGAAATTACCCTGCTGGCCGAGAGGGACGCGCGGTTGCAATCGCAATTGCTCGCCGGCCTGGAAGCCGAAGATCAGGCGCTCGACGCGCTGCTCGATCAATTGAGACTGGACGCGCAGGCCGCTGTCGATGGCGATAACGGCGAAACGAATGAGACCGGCGCGGGGCGATTGACCGCCGGCAAAAACCAAACCGTCAAGGCCGTGATAGTGGCCAAGCAGGCGGCGATTATCGAAGCTGCGTTGATGGAAACCGGGTTGAGAAATCGCGGCGAAGCGCTGACCGAGATTTGCCGGGAGTATTTGCTTGCAAAAGGACAACTCGACATTTTTGAGCAAGAAGAAATTGCGGCATGAGTTGCTGAAGCTCGTTCCCGACTCGGTTGTAATGGAGACTCACGGCGGAACCGGTAAACTGTGGCAAGCTTGTTATTCGCACATCGAGCGCGGGGTAGTATTTGAGAAAGACCCGGATAGAGCGGCGCTGCTGGCCAAGCAAAGGCGCACTTGGTCGGTTTATGAGGGTGAATGCGTTGCGGCAATATCCGCCGGTTTCGGCGCGCATTTACCGGTAAACTTTTTTGATATTGATCCCTACGGCAGCGCATGGCCGATCGTGGACGCCGTCCTGGGCCGCGCAAAAGCCGAGTCGGTCGGACTGGCGGTCAACGACGGGCTTCGCCAGAAGATTCAATTAACCGGCGGCTGGGACGTTGAATGTTTGGAAAATGCCGTTCGTAAATACGGCAATCGGCTCTTTGATATTTATCTGGACGTATGCCGGGAAATGATGGAAGAAAAAGCGGCCCGGGTTGGCTATGCCCTGAGCCGCTTTTGGGGAAATTATGCTGGCCACAATGGCGTAATGACGCACTACGCGGCGGTGCTGAAGCGCACCGGCGCGAGCAGCTGACCCGGCATCTGCATGTATTTCATTTGTCGCCCGTCTTCTTCGATCACGTAGGGGCGCATTTCCGTACGATGCGCGGCGTCCTGTTTGAAAAAGAATGCGACTCGATGGGTTTTGCACTGGTCGCGAATGTCGCGCGCCCACTCCTGACGCATCGGACGGTAGCCGGAACCGCTTTCGCCGCCAACGATGATCCAGTGGAGGCGGTCGAGCCACGGACTGAGATCGAGCGGACCGAGCAGAGGCTCAGCGCTGACGAAGCGGATGCGGGCCGGTACGGTGACGAGATCGTCAAGCCGCGATGTCCAGCGTTGATTCTCGACACTGACGCCCTGCCATATGTTCGGTGTCCATTCGAGCAGCGGCGCCAGTTTTCGCAATCGCTCGCTCCGCTTGGTCAGCACCTGGAATTGATGACCGAGTCCGCGTGCGTGAGATTCGTTCATCACGTCGAAGACCCGCTTGATATTATCGAGCGGTACTTCCTCGAAATAGAGGTCGGACATTGAGTTGACGAAGATCAATTTCGGCTCTTTGAGCTTGAGCGGTTCGCTGAGCTTGTGCCAGCGATAGGTGAGGTCGAAGCCGCTCGGGAACGCTTTCGTTCCGCGCTTGTTCTCGCTGAGGGTTTTAGCGTAACAGTGGGCGCAGCCGGGCGAGACTTCCCTGCACCCGCTCCAGACGTTCCATGTGAGGTCTGTCCAACTGATAATTGTTTCGTTCATAGGTTCTCCTTGCTTAAATCGCCCAGCCGTTGCAGCGGACGACCGTGTAGCGCTGGCCTGAGCGATCAGATTCGATACTACGTTGGATGCGGGCGGCGATGGGGGCCGAAGCCCCCTGCCGCATTGATTGAGTCATAATGTTTACCTGCGCGGCGGCTGCCAGGTGGTAACATGCCTGACCGTTATGCCCTGCAGGACACGTGCACGCGCCGAATTTCCGGCCGTCCGCGTCCACGGCGAACACGACCGTGTAGGTCGTCCCGGCGTGACGAGCGGACTCGACGGCGAAGCGGCGCTCGCCCATGAATTTAACGTGCGGGCGAAGTTGACGCGCTCGGTCAATTGCCCTCATCATGCTTTTGTTGCGCTCTAATTTGATCATTTGAAACCTCCGTTTGTTCGTTAAAGTCAACATCATCAATAACTTACAGGCGGATAGTATCACGGGTCAGGTTGGGGCGCAACAAAAAAACGCTATAACATCAATAAAATCAACAACTTGTAAGTATTGCGAGCAGGTGGGTTGTGGAAGATAGTTCGGCGCAAACTGCAAAAAAGACGCCTAAAAAACGCAGATCAGGTGTGCAGCTCGACACAACCTGGCATGCGCGCTTCCTGCAACTCTTCGCTCGGTCGCTAAACGTTCAATTGTCGTGTCGAGGCGCCGGTGTTGGTCGGGATGTCGCGTATATCCACCGCAAGCGATTTCCTGAGTTCGCAGCGGCATGGGAAGAGGCGCGCAAAGCCGCGGTGGAAAACCTCGAAGCTGAAGCATTTGCCCGCGCGAAAAGACAGTCGGACGTGCTCTTGATCTTTCTGCTCAAATCGCATGCGCCGGAGCGTTACCGAGAAATGAAAAGTGAGGGCGCGATCACGATGGCAACGTTGATGCGGATAGTCGAGCAAATGGGGGCCGACTTAGTTGGCGCGCTAAATGAGCAAGGGTTTTCTACAAGTCAATCTGACGAACTCCTCCGGGCAGTTGAAACCCGTTGGCGATTCATCCGGGTGGATGCCCCCGGGCGAGCAGGCGATTCAAGGGATTCGTAGAGCGGAGCACCAGCAGGTCGTTGCCGTCCCTGTTTGGCAACCCCAGCTCGGCCCGCAATCCGACGCCTACAACAGCCCCGCTGACATCATCGGCTACGGCGGGGCGGCAGGCGGAGGGAAGAGTTTTCTAGGGCTCGGCTTCGCCACAACAAAGCACCGCCGATCGATCATCTTCCGCCGCGTGTTTCCGTCGGTCCGCGGACTGATCGAAGACTCCCGTCAGATCCTCACTCGGCCAAGCGACCGCTACAACGACACCCTCCATATCTGGCGCACGGCGGACGGCCGCATGGTCGAGTTCGGCGCTGCCCAGTACGAGACCGACCGCAAGAAGCACATGGGCCAGGCGAGAGATCTGTTCGTCTTCGACGAGGCGACAGAGTTTTCCGAATCCATCGTGCGGTTCCTGATCGGATGGAACCGCACAACCGTCCCCGACCAAAAATGCCGCGTGCTGCTCACCTTCAACCCGCCGATGGACGACGCCGGCGATTGGGTTACGCGATTCTTCGCGCCGTGGCTCGACAAGCAGCATCACAACCCGGCGCAAGATGGCGAACTGCGCTGGTTTGCGATGGTGGACGGCGAGGAGAAGGAGGTTGCGCCGGAGCCATTCGAGCATAACGGCGAAACGATTCAGCCCAAAAGCCGCACGTTCTATCACGCATCTCTGCGCGACAATCCTATCCTCGCACAAACCGGCTACGGCGCCACGATTGATGCAATGCCGGAGCCGTTGCGCTCTCTTCTTCGTGGAAACTTTGACGCTGCGCGCGTCCTCGATCCGTGGCAGGTAATACCCGGCGATTGGGTGAGATTGGCGCAAAAACGATGGCGGGAACGCGGACGACCGGACGTGTTATGTTCGTGTCTTGGCGTTGACGTGGCGCGCGGCGGCATCGCAAAGACCGTGCTGGCCAAACGCTATGCCAATTGGGTGGCGCCGCTGAAGAAGTATCCAGGCAAAGCGACGCCGAATGGCCCCTCCGTCGCCGCGCTCGTTCAAGCCGAGATCGAAGGCGAGGAGATCGTCCAGATTGACGCGATCGGTGTGGGAACCTCGCCTTATGACATCCTCCGCGAGAACGGCGTCAACGTTAAACCAGTTATCTCCAGTGAGGGATCGAAGCAGACTGATCGCACGAAGAAACTCAAATTCCGCAATCTCCGGGCTGAAATGTGGTGGAAGTTCAGGGAAGCGCTCGACCCTGCTAACGGTGATGATCTTATGTTGCCTGACGATCCCGAGTTATTAGCCGACCTCTGCGCGCCGAAATGGAAACTCTCGACGGCGGGAATATTGATTGAGTCGAAGGATGAAATTGTCGAGCGGATCGGACGCTCGCCCGACTGTGGGGACGCGGTCGTTATGGCATGTTGGATCGATCGGCGCGGCGAGTTCGAGCAATGGGACTATTTTCGCTAAAAAGACTTGTAATAATTGCGCATTATCTTTTAGACTGAAACTTCGATCCGAAAATCTCCGCGCGCCGCCGAGCGCCAAGCGGGACAGAGCCTCTTTATTACGGGCCAAGCACCTGGAAAACAGGTGTCTTGGCCCTTTTCGTTTTATGGCCGACGAGTTGAAAAACAAGCCGAATTATTGCTGCGCGGCCTATGGCAGAATGGCGCCGGATTGGCAAATTGTCAGGGACGTAGTCGCCGGCACGCGCAATCTGCGTGAAAAGGGGCCGATCTACCTACCGACTGAGCCCGCCGAGAAGACCGATCACTACGAATACCGCCGGACGCGCGCAATTCTATTCAACGCGACCGACCTGACGCTAAACGGCATGGTGGGGATGGTTTTCAGGAACGATCCGAAGCTCCTGGAAAACGTGCCGGAAGTAATACGCGGCAGGGAGGCGGCGGAAGGGCAATCGGCCGTCGAAGGTCATTGGAACAATATAGACAACGTCGGCACGCCCGGCGCGGTTTTCGCCAAAGAACTGTTCGCCGATGCGATGCGCGACGGACACGCCGCGATTCTCGTCGACATGCCGCCGAAGCTCCAGGAAGGCGCTACCCGTGCGGATGAATTAAACGCCGGGCGCCGTCCCTACTGGATAAGCTATTCCGCCGATCAGATTATCAATTGGCGCGTGAAGGTTGTGAGTGGGCAGACCATGCTCGACCTGGTTGTTTTCAAGGAATGCACGCAGGAGCCTGACGGGGAATATGGCGAGAAGATGGTCGTTCGCTATCGCGTGCTGAGGCCCGGCAGTTGGGCGCTGTACCGCGAGTCGGACGATCAGAGCAAGGAGATCGTGTTCGAGAGCGGCGGCCCCATGTCTCTTGCCGAGATCCCGGTCGCCGTCGCATATAGCCGCAAGCGCGGCATTCTGACGAGCTGCCCGCCTCTACTTGATCTGGCGATGACCAATGTTGCGCATTACCAGAAATACAACGACTTTTCGATTTATCTTCACGTCGCCAGCCGCCCGATCCTGTGGTTTCGCAACCGTGACGCCAGCAAGAAAATCGAGGCGATCAGCGCTTATACGGCAATCGACGTCGGCGCTGACGGCCACGTCGACTTCGCCGAGACGACCGGCGCGGCGCTCGGGGCCGCAAGCCAGGACATCAAAGACCTCGAAGAGCGAATGAGCGTCATGGGTCTCTCGTTGCTCGTCAAGCGCACGGGCGGGCCGATCACTGCGACCGAAGAGAAAAACGACCAGCTTGAAGAATCGTCCGATCTCGCGACCGCGGCCCGCAGCCTGCAGGGCGCGCTCGAGCTCGCGCTCAAATTCCACGCTCAATATCTCGATAAAAACGCGACGACGGGCGGCGATGTCGAACTCGGCGCGGCGCTCGACGAATTGACGATGACGCCGCAGGAAATGACCGCGTGGTCGAACGCCGTCGCCGCGAATCAGTACTCGGTCGAAACGATGTGGGACGTGTTCGGCGCGGCCGGATTGAATCCGCCGGATTTCGACAAGGATCGCGAGAAAGAGCGTATCGCGAAAGAACAGCAGGCCAGACGCAAATTCGAGAGTGTGCGGGATGACGACATTGCGTAGCGTCGAAAAATGAATATTCGGCGCGTAGCGCCAATAACCATGGCGGGCAGGACGCCCGCCATAGCCAACCGGGAGGGTTGCAATGCCAGTTAAACAGGTTTTTGACAAGAAAGAAGACGCGCCGGAGTGGTTGCGCGGCTCGCTGCTCGAACAGGATGGGAAATTCGTGTTTGAGGCCGAGTTGCCGACCGAGACGGCGGGATTGAAGAGCGCGCTGCAGAAAGAGCGCGAGGCCAAGGCTGCATTCGAGAAGTCTTTGAAGGCGTTCGAGGGAGTCGATCCCGAAGAGGCGAAGCGATTGAAGGCTGAAGCCGAACAGGTCGCGGCCGATAAGCTGAAAAACAAAGGCGATTGGGATACGCGCGAGAAGCAACTGAAAGAGCAGTTAGCCTCCGACTTGCAGAAGCGGGAAACGCATTTTCAGACCGAATTGAAAACGCGCGACGACCGGATCGCAAAGCTACAAAGCTCGCTCGAAAAGAGCCTGATCGAAGCGGAGGCGACGACGGCAATCGCGGCCGCAAAGGGAGCGCCGGAACTGCTGCTTCCCCATGTGCGACAGCACGTCAAAATCGTCGAGAACAACGGTGAATTCGTCGCTCGCGTGCTGGACGCGCAAGGGCAACCGAGAATCGCCAACGTGAAAGGCGATCCGTTTACGATTGCGAATTTGATTGAGGAGATGAAAGGCAACGCCGTTTTTGGCCGCGCTTTTGACGCATCCGACGCGGGAGGCAGCGGGGCGCATAAACAAACATACCCAAGCGGTGGGATGGGCACTTCGGAATTCTTGAAGCTCTCGCCGACCGAACAACTGAAACACGCCCGCCAAAGCGGGGCGAAGCAATAACGGCCTTGTCGCTGGTGGGCAGGGCGAGGAGATTTAGCGATGGCAATGACATTGATTGAGGCTGCAAAACAGGCCGCGAACGGCGGCGCGCAGTTGCGGGCCTCGATAATCAACCTCTACGCGCAGAATTCCGACATTCTGCGAACCCTGCCTTTCGACGACATTCAGGGGAACGCGCTGCAGTACAACCGCGAGGAAGCGCTGCCCGGCGTTGGTTTCCGCGGCGTCAACGAGGCGTATTCCGAAGATGTCGGCGTGATCAATCCGTTGGTCGAGCCGCTCGTGATCGCGGGCGGCGACCTGGACGTCGATACGTTCATTCTGCAAACGATGGGCGACGGACAGCGCGCCACGCGGGAAAACATGAAAGTCAAGGCCCTCGCCCACCGCTGGACGAAGGCTTTTATCAAGGGCGATCAGACCTCTGACCCGCGCGAGTTCGACGGACTGCAGGTCCGCCTTACCGGGACTCAGAAGATCCAGGCGGGCGCGACCGCGAACGGAACGGCGCTGAGCCTGGCCAAGTTGGATGAACTGATCGACTCCGTCGACAACCCGACCAACCTGGTCATGAACCGCACGATGCGTCGGCGTTTGTCAGCCGCCGCGCGTCTTACCACCGTGGGCGGCTTCGTGCAGTACACGTTGGATGAGTTCGGGCGTCAGGTCACGGTCTATAACGGACTCCCAATTCTTCTCGTAGATCAGGACAACACCGGAACCGAAATTCTGCAATTCAACGAAGCGGCGACATCGGGAACCGCGACCGCGACCTCAATCTACTGCGTCAGTTTTGGCGAGGGAATGCTGCAGGGCATCCAGAATGGCGGGATCATGGTGCGAGACCTCGGCGAATTGCAGGCGAAGCCCGTCAAGCGCACTCGCGTCGAATGGTATCCGGGCGTCGCGCTCTTCCATCCGCGCGCCGCATCGCGCCTCTGGTCAATCGCCGACGCCGCCGTTACAGCCTAAGAGTGAATAACCCGCGCGGGTTATCGCTCGCGCTTTCGTGAGGATAGAAAAATGCGTTACACAAGTGCAAAACACAGACCTGCCTACACCTTCGATATCAATCTTCAACTGAAAGACGCCGGATTGATCGCAGCCGATGCCGCCGCTCTGGTCGGCGGCGCCGCGAAGGTGCTCGACCTGGGTGTCGGATTGGTCGAGGGCGACGTTGTCATCGACGTAAGCGCGGTCGAGATCGCATCGGGCGACGAGCGCTACACGATCATCGCGCAGTTCAGCAGCAGCGCTACGTTCGCTTCAGACATCGTGATCGGCTCGTGTATTCCGATTGGCGACGGCTCGACCATCGGCACCGCGTTCGGTGGATCGGGCGTGGACGTCGACGATACGGCTGGGCGCTTCATCCTGCCGTTCCGCAATGAGCGCAACGGCGTGTGGTATCGCTATATGCGGCTCTGGACTGACGTGACCGGGACGATCGCGACCGGCATCAACTACACGGCCTTTGCGGCTATCCAAAAAGGCAGCTAACCGGAGGGGTAAATGCCTGATCCTGGAATTTATAAGCCGCCGACCGAGTTCGAGATCGCCCAGGCCGTCGCGATGATTTCGCCCACGGCCGGGGGCGAGATCGGGCTTGTCACTCAACCGGCTTCGGGCAGCATTACGCACACCGTGCGTCGCTTCGGCCCGTTCGTCGTTATTGATTTCGCGCTGAGCGCCGCCCGCCTTTCCGTGACCGATGCGGGCGCGCCGGGTTCGTTCGGAACCCACGTCCTGTTCACCTTCGCGCAGGCGGCTATTTCGTTTCTCGGCGCTCGCCAGAATTACACGGCCTTCGCCGAGGGCGCGGCGCTTACCACTGGCGCGGGCGACGCGGTGTTCGAGATCGGAGTCGGAACGACCGCCATTTCGGCGGCGGCTGACGGCACGCTCGGCAACGGAGTCAATGAAAACGTTGGGCAAGCGGTTGCGGTGACGGACTCGGGCGGCACGGGCGCGGGCACTGCGGTTGACGGGACGAAGGCGACAGCGCTCGACGGCACGGCGACCGCGCTCAAGCTTAACCTGAACTGGTCGGGATCGGCCGCGACGATTGACGCGAACAGCACAATCGACGTGACCGGCACGATCACTGTCGTCTGCGCGCTTTTGGGAGACGACTAAAAATATGGGCGCGGCAGTGGGTGGAGCCACTAGCGAGAGTGTTCGAGCGGAGCCCGTTCGATTCGGGAGCGCGCCCGTAATCAATTTCGATTTTCGATTTATGGCGGAAATAAAAGCTCAAACCACGCGCGGGAAAATGCTTGGCGAGAAACCGCCGGAAGTCTGGACGGTTTACGCGCCGGATGGGACGCCGCACAAGTGCGCGCCCTGCGACGCCCGCGAAATCCTGGCGGCGGGGCTCGGATATACGTCCGAGCCTTCCGCCGCCGCGCCTCTCACCGGAGAGACGATTATTGATGCAGCCTACGCCGAGGTGTCGAAACATGAACAACAATCAGAACAACAATCAATGCTTGGTGACAGTGTTACCGGCGCCGAGGCCGCCGGCGCGGCAGGCGCCAAACCCGACGATTCAGGTAGCGCGAACGCCGCAGGCCAAACCGGCCCCGGCGCGCGTAATAAGGCCCGGAAGTAGATAGATGGCAAGACATCAACGGCCGCAAATAAATGACGATGGATGGACGGATTGGATTTATCCGCATATGGACGACTACAAGCTCGCTTGCTGCGATTGCGGCCTGGTTCACGATATGCAGCTCAAGGTTGTTCGCGTCAAGCATCTGTCGAATAAAACCATGCTCGTTAAAGAATCGCGTTCATCCGTTTTGGCCGTGTCGTTCCGAGCGCGGCGAAATGTGCGGGCGACGGCCCAAACTCGAAGATGGCAGAAGAAGATCGGGTAACAAACACGGGGTCAGTAGATAAATGCCAAGCGCGATCATTACGACAATCGGCGCTGCGGACGCGAATAGTTATCTCGATATCGAGCAGGCCGACGTTTATTTTGACGACCGGCTCAGCCCCGCCGGATGGACGAGCGCCAATGCGGACGACCGAACGCGGGCGCTGTTGCAGGCGGCGAGGCGGCTGAACAGCGAAAACTGGCTGGGCGACCGGGCAATGCAGGATCAGGCGCTTGCCTGGCCGCGCGCGGGCGTGATCAAGCCTGACGGTCTCGGCGCCGGATCGGCAGACTTCATTCCAGGCGCGGGCGCATTGCTTTATCCGCGCACCGGCTACGGCATCTATTCGGGCGGCTATGGCGAACAGTATGCTTCGACTGAAATCCCGCAGGTCGTCAAAGACGCGCAGTGTGAACTTGCGTTGGCCTACCTGGAAGGCTTCCCCGGGTCGGTAGTCAAGGGGCTTGTCTCCGGCGGCGTCACCGTCGAAGTCGAGCATTCGGCTGTAATGGGGGGCTTGCCTCCGGCCGTGACGCGATTGATAGCCGGATTGATCGGGGGAAATAGGTTGATACGAGGTTGAATCGCGCTCCGCGCTGGAGGAAATGCGCGCGATGGTCGCGAGGCTTGTTTAATTATGGCGGTACTGACAGATACAGACTATGGCGAAATCCGGCGGTCGGTCTACACGGCCGGGCAGGGCAAGGAAGAGCTGAAGGCGCTGGCCAGCGTGCCCAACCAAATGCTACTTAAGGCCGCATTCCAAGTGCTCGAAGATTTCTGGAGCAACAACGCCGCGACGGTGAAGGCTGACATGGAAACCGCGCTCGGCTTCTCGATCTCAGGCGCGCTCGCCAAAAAGATCGGCCTCGCCTGGTTGATCTGGAAAGTCAGTAAGGGGGGCTAATAGATGGCGACGCATAGGATTCCAATTCTCAGCAACGTCAAGCCCGACCCTGCCGTATCCCTTGCGCTCGTCGGTTCGCAGATTACGGCGGCGACAGCGCCCTCTGTCGGCAATCAATATTGCTACGTGATAGCGGATGCGGGGGCGGACGTAGGCGTAAATGCTCGCTTCGACGTTCCAAAGAATTACGTGGGAAGTCCGGCGCTCATCGTTAAGGGAATTCTCGACGGCGCGCCCGGAGCTTCCGACACGCTCGGCTTCGGGTTGCGCAAGCGAGCCGTGGCGAATAACGAAGCGGCGGACGGTACTTTCGACGCCGAAGAGGTTGTGTCGTCCACGATCGGATCAAGCGGCAGCAATCACGCCGACGAAGACGAGGTCGAATTGTCAATCTCGCTCACGGCGGGACATTACTCCGCGGACGATCAGGTTTTCTACTACTTGTTTCTCGATACCTCCGGCTCGAATTACGCCGGGAATTTCCTGCTGACCGGGGCTTATTTTCAGTACGTTGACGTGTAATGGCCGACATTAAGTTTTCAGACGAGACCAAGATAAGCGCGCTCGCGCTCGATGACAGAATTCCGATCATCGACATGAGCGCCGGCCCTCTCGATCGCCACTACACGCCTGAGCAAATGCGGGATCTCATCACCCCGCGCGGATACATCTTTGGCCTGAAGATCGCTAACAACGGGACCGATGCGGCGAACGATATAGACATTGCTGGCGGCGAGGCCCAGGCCGAGAGCCACGACAATGTGATGACGCTCAGCGGCACGATCGTCAAGCGTCTCGACGCGGCATGGGCGGTCGGAACGAATCAGGGCGGACTCAATACCGGCGCCGAGGCTGCGAACACTTGGTACGAAGTCCATTTGATCAAGCGCACTGACACGGGCGTTGTGGATGTGATGTTCACGACGACCGCCAATCGCACGACGCTGCCCACTAACTACGACAAGCAGCGGCGAATCGGATGGATACGGAATGATGGGTCTTCAAATATCCTGGCATTCACTCAGGTTGAAGATCACTTCACGCTCGTGACGCCGATTAATGATGTGGGCGTTGCGTTCACGACCACGCTGACCGCCGTAACGCTCACCGTGCCGCCAAATACTATAGCGCGGGTCAGAGCCGGTGGCGGACCGTTCACGACATCTGGCGTTGTCGGCGCGTTGAGGTTCTATGAAGCGGGCGAGAGCACGTCCGTTGCGCCAAGTACGACGGATGGCAACGCCAGTTTGGGGCTTGACGATTCCGCGACTTACAACGCGGGCCACTATGACATGCGGGTCAACGCATCATCTCAGATCAGTCACGATTCCACCACCGTGGGCGTGGGCGCTCTCGATATTTCAACTTATGGCTGGATAGACTACCGCAGACGTTTGGATGCGGTTTAACTGGAGGACTATATGGCAGACATAATCATTAGGATAGAAGCATGCCAGACGCCGTCGGAAGGTGACGCCGTGAAAATCGAGGGGATGGCGCGCTGCACGGGCATGGACCCCGAGGACATGGACGTAACTTGGTCGGTAGAGGTCGATCCCGGCGATCTCGCTGCGACGATCAACGCCGCGGTCAAGGATGCCGCAATCGCTGCCGCTGACGTGAGGGGGTATACGGTGGGCGCGCTCGATAAAAAGACCCTGATCGGGGGCGCGGTCGGTCTGTGATGAATGAGCCTTCGCTTCGACAACGCTGCCGATTACTTGGAGCGCACAACCGGCGCGCCGTCTCGAACCGCCTTCACGATGATGGGCTGGTTCAAGATCGTGGTAGATACGAACGCGGTCGCCACGTTCCTGCGGTTCAAAGCGTCCGGCTCCGCTGACAACTTCGTCGTCTCGACCGACGCGGACGGCGTGACGCTGATGGTCTTCAACAACAGCGTCACCGATACAGGAACGGCGCTGAACGTCGGCGATTGGAATCATATCGCGATGGTTGGTGATGATACCAACGTCACGATCTTTCTCAACGGGATTCAGGATTGTCAGGTTGCGCAAGCCACGCTGACCCTCGCGCATATCCAGGTAGGCAACGCGCCGGAGTTCTCGGAGTTTCTGAACGGACTAGCAGCGGCGGTCAAAATCTACGATGTGGTTTTGACCGCCGCCGAGATCCTTCAGGAATCGCTGCAATACGCTCCCGTGCGCTTCGCCGATCTCAACGCGTGGTATCCGATGATCGACCACGCGACGGCGGACGCCGCGAAGGATTACTCGACGTTCAAGCGGGACTTCACGGTCAACGGGACGCTCGCGATCGAGAACGGGCCGCCGATTCCGTGGATTGTCGAAGACGAATTATGGGTGCCCGCGATCACGCTGCCGCAGACCGGCTTTTACCTGCGGGAAGATGGAACCAGCCGGTATCTGCGGGAGGACGGTTCTAGTTTTTATCTGCGCGAAGGCGGGGCAGAGGACGGCGCATTAACGATTAATCCCGCCGGCATTGCATCGGCTGAGATTTTCGGAAGCCACACTGTTAGCCCAGGCGCTGTAACGATCACGCCGTCGGGAATCGCGTCGGCTGAGGCGTTCGGCACGGCATCGGTTAATCACGTTATCGCGCCAACGGGAATCGCAAGCGCCGAAGCATTTGGGACGGCGGCGCTGAACCTAAACATTGCCGCCACTGGCATCGCGTCGGCCGAAGCGTTCGGGAGTCACACTCTCGCGGCGACCTTCACGATCACGGCGAATGGGATTGCGTCCGCCGAAGCATTCGGCTCTCACGCGATCACGGTGGCCGCGCTGACCGTCAGCCCCGCAGGGATCGACAGCGCAGAGGCTTTCGGATCGCACACGCTGACGACGGGCAACGTAAATATCCTGCCCGGCGCGATTGCTTCCGCTGAGGCGTTCGGTAGCCACACCGTCGAAGTCGGCGCACTGTCGGTCAGTCCGAACGGGATCGCGAGCGCGGAGGCGTTTGGATCGCACACAGTAACGCCAGGCGCCGTAACGATCACACCGTCGGGAATCGCGAGCGCCGAGGTGTTCGGGTCACAGGTTGTAACTGCGACCTACACGATCACTTCGACGGGCATTGGTAGCGCCGAGGCCTTCGGACAGCCGACGATCAATTTATTGCTCGCGATCCTGTCGCCGCTGGGCATTGCAAGTCTTGAAGTCTTCGGCGCTGTCGTCGTAACGGGCGGCGGGATTCCGAAGGCGCTGGCGATTGACAATAGAACGTTTGCCGTGGCGTTGAACGACGAGAGGTCGATTGCGACCAGTCTGACGGATAGCCGCTCTATCCAGGTCTCGTGGACAGATGATCAAACGATCGATTTAGGATAATGCAGACAGGCGTAAAAATAACAGTTATTGCGATCGGCGATGCGAAACGCATCGAGCGGACTTACACAACTCTGCCTCCCGGCATAACGATCGAGAAGGCGTGGATGACGGTAAAACTGAGCGATAGGCAGTTGGATGCCGATGCATTATTTCAAAAAGCGATCACGATCAATTCGTCTGCCGCAGGTCAGATTACGGACGCAGATAGCACAAACGGCGACTTGGCGATGTTTTTCGATCTTGTCAAGGCTGACAGTTTGAACGCAGTTCCGGGCCGGCTGTATTTATACGATATACAAGTCAAGCGCACCGGTGAGAGCAAGGCTCACACTCTTGAGATGGGCACAATCACATTCGTTCGCGGCATAACGGACGCGGACACATAGAGGGGGCGGCATGGCTAACGCTTTGTACGACGCAGGCAGGGAAGGATTTCTTGCAGGGGACATTGATTGGGACGCAAACGACATTCGCATCATCCTGATCGACGAAGCCGACGATACTATTGACTTGGCGGTTGATAACTTTCTCGATGACCGCGCGGTCGCTTCGCGTGTGGCTACCTCAACGGCGCTCGCCTCGAAGACGACCACGGCTGGCGTGGCGGACGCTGCCGACAAGACGTTTACCGCAGTGACGGGTGATCAATCCGAATCTATTGACGGCTACAAGCACACCGGCACGGAATCAACGAGCAATCTGATTTTCAATATTGACACGGCGACCGGGCTGCCGGTCACGCCGAACGGCGGCGATATAACCGTCGCTTGGGATAATGCGGGAAACCGTATTTTTAAACTCTGATGCTGCAATCTCTCACAATCAGGCGCGAAGGCGAGAAAGTACTGTTGCTATCGGGCGGCGTACTAATTGCTGAAATGCCGTGGCGGGCCGCTGATGACTTGGCCGCCGCGCTGAAGGCAAAGGCCCGGCTTGCCGAAGAGGAAGAGAAGGGCGAGGAGATCGCCTATGACAGCGCGATCTTGATGCGGGCAGGCGTCCCATTTTCCTTCAGCAGCAGGCCCGACATATTGAAAGAGGCGGTAAAAGAGGCGGCCTGGAATTGCAACCTGCGGCGCTATATGCCCGGCGGCGTGAGGTCGAAACAGGTATTCGGCGCGCCAACGGTAACCAGGCATAAGAGGTGAAGAAATGGAAGAGACGATCAATTTCTCCGAACTGTCAATCGAAGAATTGAGAGAAAAGCTCGCCACGGCAAACGCGGCGCGGGACAACATATCGAAAGTCGCCAAGTCGATCACTAAGCATATCGATATGAAATTGGCCGCCGAGAAGATCGCGGCAATGCCCGAAGCTGAGAAGGCCGCGCTCTTGCAGACTCTGCAGGCGCAAGGCGTTTCGAGCGGCGAAGAATTCGGCAAGGTCTAACTAATGCCGGGAACGCTCACACAATCACACGCTATACGTCTCGATACGCTTCACCGCGTCCGCCACGTTTTGCAGGGCGAGTCGGGCACGATCACGCTGTTGAAGCGCAACGCGGCGACGGGCGCGCTGATCGAACTGCTCTCGATCGATCGCGGCTGGACATACAGCGACCGCGACGCCAATGGAGGCATGCTGCCGCCGCACGTAATGTTCGAACTGCAGGTCGCGGAAGAATTAGTCGCAACCGCCGACGTGCGCCAAACGTGGGCAATCAAACACGGCGCGCAGGTTTTCAAGATCGCGCAGGCGGGACTCGGCGAGCCGGGGATATTCCAGCCGTCAGGCTTTAATCGCTTCTGGCGCTTCTGGATTACGCCGCTGGAGGAGGTCGCATGAACGTCAAAATAGTCGTCGGGCCGGGATTCAACGCGGCAGTCGAGCGCCAGATGAAACGGATCATTCTGGACAAACTTAACGACGTGCGGAACTTCATGATTGAGGAATTCAGTCAGCCGAAAAGCGGGCGCATTTACCGCAGGCCAGGCGGTGGCAGTTACCAGGCGTCGGCCCCGGGCGAGCCGCCCGCCGTGCGAACGGGCCGACTGCGGGACTCGATCAGCGAGCCGCGGATCGCGCATTCCGGCAATACCGTCGCCGGCGAGATCAGGATCAGGGCGCCCTATGCGGGGCGTTTGGAATTTGGGAGAGGCATAGCGGCTCGCCCGTTTGTAATACCAGCGATTGAGGAAATCTTGAGGAGGCGTGTTTAGTGGCGAGCGAGATCGAAATCAGGGCGGCGATTGTCGGACAGATCGCGACCGCGCTCGCGTCATTCACGCCGCCGCCGCTCGTTCTCGACCGCGACATTACCGGATTCCTCGAAAGCGGCGCGATTGAAGGATTGACGGACAGCGCCGGCCTCGTCCACTGCATAACCGTCACGCAGCGCTCGATGACGCCCGACGAGGAATATAAGAGCCAGGCCGGGACGAAGTACGACCTGGTTTACGACGTGATTCAGTGGAAACAGTATCGCTCGGGCACGGACGCCTCGAACTCGGACAGGGAAGCGAGCCTGGAGCGCGACGCGCTGATCGGAGCCTTTGGATCGAAAACCGCGCTGCCTGTGATCTTGAAAAGGGCGAACGTCGAGCCGATCGAATGGCCTGCCGGAGCGCTCAATAAGCCGAGGCCGATCATAGGCGGCCAGGTATGGGTATCGAGCGCGATCCTGCGAGCGCAAATATTTTACGGCCCTGTGGGCTGCAGTTAAACGGAGGGGAATAATGCCGAATGACCATTTTTTAGAGGACGCTGAGCTATACATCAGCGACCGTGAGGGCGCATTCAATACGCCGAACACGGACGGGACGAAATACCAGCGCGCGGGCTGGCAGAATGCCGCCGTTCTGATCCCTGAACCTGAATTCTCCACCGATCAGGGACGGTCGGGCATAACGTCGGAGTTTCAATCGGGGCAGTGTCTAAAGCGATTCCTTAACGCCTCCATTGGGCTTGCCGACCGCGCGAACTTCAACCTGTACGGCAAGATCGGCATGCGGGCATTCGGGGGAACCCCGGCCGCGCCCGCAGAAATAACGGCGGGCGTCGCCTACCGGCATTCCGCCGCGATCAAACCGAAGACCAGCGGCACGCAACTGCCGTCATTCAACGCGATCACTGTCGCCGGCGGCGCTTCTACGCTCTGGCCTGGAACCGTCGTAAACGACTTCTCGCTCTCGCAGAACGTCGACGAGGACTTTCAGATCGCGTTCAGTCTGCTTACCTCCGGTAAACACCGCATCCCGCATCTGATCGGAACCCGGCAGGTCGAGACGAACACGGTGATTGTTACGACCGTCGGCGCGGGCAACGCCAAGGCCGTAGTCACGGCGGCGGGCATGAACAGTTCGCCGCGCACGGTTATTTTTGCAGTAGCCGGCAGCGATACCGACGCGCAGGTTGCAGGCAAGGCGCGCACGGCGCTGACGAACGATCCCGAGGTGAGCGATTTCTTCGTTGTGTCGGGCGCGAGCACGGCTGTAGTGATCACGGCGCGTCACACCGCCGCCAACGATACGACGATGAACCTGGAAATCAGCAACGATACCTCGACCGGCATTACGACGACGCAATCAGCCAACACCACGGCGGGCGTTTTCACGCTGCCGGCGGAACCTGCCTTTGCGTGCCTCGATCCGCAGCCCTTCCTCGAATACACGGACGATGTCGGCTTGCGCGCCTTGGCGACCGACTGCCGCTGGCGCAGTTGGTCGGTCGGATTCAGCAATAATCACGATGCGACCCTGGCCCGCTGCGGGGGCGATCCGAAGCAGGCGCCGGGCGATTACGCCGTGACGACCGGAAGCGTCCTCGGAGCCTACGCCAATAAGAGCGTTCGCGGACGCCGCACGCTGCAGGGTGAGATCACGTACTTGGTAGGGAGTCGCGTTGTGGAATGGGAGAAATTGTGTAACTCCATCCAGCTCACCGGCCTGCGCTTCGGCGCCCGCGGCGCGCAGCTCGATGATTCGCCGCTGACTTACGAAGAACTGTCAATCGTAATTCCCAAGGCCAAATTCAACGGCGTCCGGGGCGACAATTTCAACGGTTATGCCGCGTTCCGCTTTACGTTCGCCACGGAAATCGATGCGGCGACGAGCGGCGCGAAGATCGAAGTCGTCAACAACCTTGCGGGCGTGTCGCCTCTTTATAACTGAGGGTTTTATGTCTGAAGAAATGGAAGAAATGGCCGAAGCGGCGTTCGTCGAAGAAGCGGCGCCGGAAGTCGAAGAGACCGCCGCGCAGCACGATGAGCGGCTGAAACGTGAGGACTACGCGCGGCGAAACGCGCAGGCCATCAAGGAACGCGAGGACATTCTGCGCCGTAACAACGTCCTCAAGCCTGGCGAAGCGCTGACGATGGATACCGAGGCGGCGATAAGGCAGCGATGCTGCGCGTAGCAAAGGCCCGAAGCTTTCTGTGCGCCGTCTGGTCATTCTTCTGGTACGGCGACGCGCCGCTCGTTGATCACGACCGCAGGCAGGCGATCTGCCTTCGCTGCGAACATCTGGAAGTAACGGCGACAGGCGTGTTTTGCAAGGCGTGCGGATGTCCGCACTGGGCGGTCAGCGATCTTAGAACGAAATGGCGGATGCGGGACATCAAGTGTCCGCTGGATAAATGGTAAACGAGGAAAGTCATGTTTCATTCAGGCGACGGTTTGTATTTCGAGAAATTACCCGATGCTGGCGTCAGAATTCTGAAAAGAAGCGGAAATGACGAGGATTCGCCCGTGATTTTCGATCACGTTCTCGACAGGGTTCAGTGGGACATCGTTGTCGCGGGGATCAAGCACGGCTTCAACGTAGAGGCCGCCGTAGTGCGGCAGCCTGACCTACCGCCGATTGTAGATTGATACTCATCGGCTCGCTTACTCGCGTTGTACGCCGCGAGGACAGGCGCAAACCTTGGGGCGCCGGCGGGCCGATCCATCACCAGGGCAAGCCTACAAGGAGGCATATGGAAGCAGCAGCGATAGAAAAACTCAAAGATCTTATCACCGAAAGCCAAACCGAAGACGAAGCGCCCGAAATCGCGCCTATCCTTTTCCCGCTCGACCTACCCGAGAGAACGGTCGAACTCGAAATCGTCGACGACGATTTTAGCCTGACATTCGCGCACAAGATCAAGTGGCCGACGCTTGAGAAGCTGAATGAGCGGGAGCAGCGGATACCTCGACAGCAAGTAGTGCTCGGCCCGAACCGGATCAGGTCCCAAAGCGCCGACGCTGTTGGGGCAAACGCGCTGCTCTGGGACAAGTTCCGCTCGCAGGTGAAGGGTTATGGATGGGAAGAAAAAGGAATCAACCCCGATCAGTGGGTAACGGTTACGCCCGAACTCGCGGAAGAGATTCCAGCAGAACACAAATCGGAGGCGATCGTCGCGATGTTCGCGTCGGAGTTCAAGGTCGAGCGACCGGAGGGTCCAGGTTTCGTGTTGGGCGCTGCTACCCACCGGGTCAGGCAGACCTACGGGCCTTATACGATCTATCACGTAATTGGCAGGCACCATGAAAACGATCGGCGCCAGGTCGTCGGCAAATCCGAGGATACCCAGGTTCAAACCGGGACGACGAAGCCAAAATCCACGACCTTTACCAACCTGACGCCTTATTGCCAGTTTTACGACAAGTTTTTCGTCAGACTTGAAGGCGTCACGGGCGACGATCCGAATATCGCGCAGCGCAAGGATCTCGTCAGTGCGCTATGGAAACGGGGTGTGGTTGATGCGGTGATTGATTACTTCGAGGCCCCACGGGGGGACTCAAAGAGGAACTGACGGAGTGGTTCACCGTTCGGTTCGACAAGATTCGTGATTTGAACTTTGAAGCCTGCCCCGGTGAGCGGCGATGCGAAACCAAACCGACCGGTAGGATTCACCGGTTTTTGAAACAGAACCCGGAGCAGGAGATTGAGCAGATATGCAAGGGTTGCCACTTGAAGGAAACGAAGCCGGGAACCGAACCGCCGCACTTGGCGCGGGCAATTTGGATCGCCAACGAACTCGAAGAGGATAGCCTGGTCTGCGGCGGCTTCGATTACCCCGCAATCCTCGACTACCTCGATCCGTTCGAGTGGGTTTGCCTGGTCGCCATCAAGGCCGCGCGCCGCGCGAGCGAGAACAAGAGCGTCAAAGCGCCCCAGCAGCAGGCCGATCGGGGCGCGATGTTTGATCACTTGAAGCGAGTGAGCCACGGATATTGAGAATATGGCCGAAGAGATTGTCGTAAAAGTAGTATTCGACACCCGCGAGGGCAAGCGAAAACTGGAGCAAGACCTCGATGCGCAGCGCAAGGCGGATGAGGCAAAGGAACTCGCGCATCGGCGGCGGCTCGAAGCGATTCACCTGCAATCGGGCGTGCGGCTTCAACAGATCGAGGCGCGCCGTCAGGCCCAACTCGACGCTATCCGCGAGCGCGGGGTACAGAAAGAGATTGAGCACGCGCGCAAACTGGAGCGGGAAACGCAGCGGGGCGCCAACGTCCTCGCCACCTTCCGCACGGCGGCGGCGGCTGTCCAGACAGTTTTCGCCGCGCTGGCCGCCATCGGCATCGTTTCGCTCTTCGAGCGTTTCGGCCGCGCGGCCGTGCAAGCCGCGATTGACGTTAACAAGCAGGTCAACGCGCTAAAGGCGCTAACAGGATCGGCGGAAGCCGCCGAGAGGCGATTCGCCGCATTATTTGCAATCGCGCAGAAGACGCCGGGGCTGACAACGAATCTCGCGGCTACGCTCGACGCACAGTTAAGGGTCTTCAGCGTGTCCGAGAGGACGATTGATCGATTACTACCCGCGATCGGCAGGCTCAACGCGATCAGCCCGCTTACCGATCCGCGCCAATTCGTCAACAACTTCACGCAGCTTATCAGCCAGAACTTTGAGCGGCAGGACTTGAAGGAACTCGTCGGGCAGAGTCCGATTGCCGGCCTACTCATCAAGGAAATCTTCGACGTCGACAACCCAACGAACGCCGCGGCGATCCGAACCGCGGCGAAACGTCTCGGCATTACCACGGTCGAACGCCTGGCGGAAGAATTCGCCGACGCCGCCGCGACGAATTCAGCGCTGCGGAACGCAACCGAGAGTTTCGCCGGGCAGTTTGAGAAATTGCAGGACCGCATCACCGTCGCGCTCGCTCCGGTCGGCGAAGAAATATTGAAAGTGCTCCTGCCCGCGTTCGGAGATTTCGTCAAATTGCTGGAGCGCGACCTGCCGAAGATCACCGCGCTCCTGCGTGACAACGCGGACGAATTTCGCGCGATAGCCAGCGCCATTGTCACGATAGCCAACGCCGTCGGCACACTGATAGGCGCGCTCGCCAAACTGGATCAGAAGTTCGACATCATCCGCGCGATAACAATCCTGGGCGTCGGCGTCGCCAGTCCCGGAGCGGCGGGCGCTTTGCTGAATACTTTTGAACTGCAGGATAAGCAGAGGGCCTTTATCAACGCCATGAACCCCGTCCAGCGCCGCGCATTTGCGCGGGCTACCGGCAACGCGGCCGTCATGCCCAGCAACGAAGAGTTGCGCGCTTTCGCCAAGGGTTCAGGTGATTTCCAGTTGCTTGCGTCGCTGCCAAAGGAGCCGCCCACAAGCGGAGGAGGCGGCGGCGGACTTGGAGGAGGGGGAGGAAGTGCGCGTAGTCGCTTTATTCCCGACTTCGGCCTTGGTGACGCCGCCAAGCTCGAACACGAAGCGGAACTGGCCAGGATCAGGCGAAGCAACTTGGCGGTCGTCCTGCGCCGCCAGCAGCCCTTCGATCTCCAGGCATTGCCGCGACTGTCCGCGCTCGCGCCGGGACTGCCTGACACGGGCTTTCCAGGCGGGGAACTGGAAGCGCTGACGAGGCTGGCTGCAGAAGTGCCGGCGAAAATTTTACCGATAATGTCGGACGTCGAACGCTTCATGCGCGGATTTTCGGATTCGATAGAAACCGTGGGCGATAGCTTCGAGCGTTTCGGCGCGAACGTGGCGCATGCTTTCACGAATGTTCGCACACTTTTTGACGGTCTCAAGCGGGCGGTCTTATCGTTCTTCAACGATTTACTCGGCAGCGCGCTGCAGAATTTGGTGAGGTCCACGCTCGGCGGTTTATTCGGCGGCGGCGGCGGAAGTATCGGCAACCTGTTCGGCAATTTGTTTCGCGGGTCAGGTGGTGGCAGTGGAATATCCGCGCCATCATCAATCTCACAATCTGTCGGCTCATTCTTCTCAGGCGGTGGTGGTGGATCGTCGTCAGCGTCAGGATTCGGCCGGCTCGCGCTCGATCCTGTCAGCGCCAGGGAATTCGGCGGCGGCTCGTTTCTCGGCGGTATCGGTCGATCGTTCGGCGCAGCCGCGCCGCTGCTCGGTCTCTCACTCGGCGCGGGACTCGGCGGCCAGAGCGTATTCGGGCAGATAGCCGGATCGGCGGGCGGACTGCTCGCTGGCGGACTCTTCGGCGCCAAGGTGGGCGCGATCACCGGGAAAGCCGCGGCATTCTTCACGAATCCCCTAACCGCCATCATCGGCGGCGGGCTACTGATCGGCTCATTTCTGTTTGGCCGCTCGAAGCAGCGCCGACAGGATGAAGAACTGAGCGGGCAATTTCTCACGCAGGCGCTCGCGGGCATCGATCAACTCGCGGCTGCGGTCAGTGGCGGACAAATCACAACGCTTGCCGAGGCGCGGAGTCTCTTTGATTCGCAAGTCCTTGGAACGTTCCGCCAGCAGATCGGTAGCCTGAAGACGAAGAGCGTGCGCGAATCGAGGCTGACCAATCAGGTGAGGGATTTGCAGAACGTTTTCCAGGCTAGGATACCGCCGCTCATCGCCGACGCCGACAGTCGGCGCGCGTCGGCCGAGCGGGCGGCGCTCATCCACAGCAGGTTGATCCCAGAATTTAACTTTGGCGGAACGGTTCCCGGAATAGACAGGGGCCGTGATTCAGTTCTGGCAATGGTGCGGCCGGGCGAAAAGATCCTTACGCGCGGTCAACAATCCGCCGTAATCGCGCAATCGAATCCGGGCGTATTTGACCGCGCCGGCGTACCGAGGGGCGCAATCCATACCGGCGGCGCGCAGGCTTTCGGGATCGGGGGGACGGCGCAGGCGATAGGCAGGCAGCCGATCGTTATCAACGTCGCGATCCTGCAAGGCAGGCAGGACGCTACGCGGGCCTTCACGATCGGCAGCAACTCGCCGGAAGGCCACGACGCAATCGTAAATATCGTGCAGGACGCCCGACTTAACAAGGAGCTGAACTAATGCCATCTGAGCCCGGAACCCTAAACTTCCCCACGTCGCTCGACGACGTCATCAGTCTGGTCGAGGCCGCCAATCATGCCTCGGCGGTACTGAACTCAGGGATCAATAATTCAGTATTGCTGGTCCCGGTTTCGCAGCCATCGGAATTTTCCGCGTCGGGCTACGCGACGATTCTCGACGTTGTGCCGAACCCGACAGTGATCGAGATCGTGAAATATACGAGCAAATCCGGCAACGACTTGGTAGTTCCCACCGGCGGGCGCGGGCAGCAGGGAACCAGCGCCGCAGCGTTCAGCGCCGGCGCGGTCGTTGAGCAGCGGCCCACGCAACGTCATCACGGCGTATTGCGCGACGCCATAATTGAGATCGAGAAGAAGATCGGATACGGCAACGTATTCGCGCCGCTCGACGCGTCCGGCACGAATCAGGCAGGCGTCGATAACGACTTCTCAGGCGGACGTGGAACGGGCACCGGCATACCCGGCAATATGAGAGTCCGCTACCCGCTGATTGGCGCGACCGGTACGACCCTGCACGCGCTGAGCAATACCAGCGATGATTTCGTGCCGACCACTAGCGCCTACTCGAACACGTCGAACGGGACGGCGATTGCCAACTCGGCAAGCGAAACGAGTTTGTTTACCGGCGCCGGGGTAAGCGCCGGATCGACGCGCACGATCGAGGGCGGGATCGCCAGGGCGGGCGCGGTGTATCGAATCGTAATCGCCGGAGACTTCGGCGCGACCTCGGGTCCTACCGGTCGCATCAAGTTCAAGCTCGGCTCGACGATCATCGCCGACACCAATACCTTCACGATGCCGAACTGCTCGCCGGGCGCTGGAATCTACACGATTGAATTCGACCTACTGATCAACTCGGTCGGCGCGACGGGTACGGCATCCGTCAGGGCATTGCGTGGAACGTTCTCTCCAGGTAGCGGCGGACAGACACCGACATTCGCGTTTGCGTCAGGGGCGCCAACTGTTGATTTCACGGCTAATCAGACGATGGACATCACGTTTCAATGGGGCACGGCCAACTCGAACAATACGATTATTCTGACGATGGCGAGCATTCAGAGGATCAGATAGATGCCGAACGCGTTCGATGATTATGTATGGGACGGCGCTGCGTGGGACGGCGGCGACGCGATAGACCTCGCGACAGCGTCAGTCGAGGAGATGTGCATTGACTGCGAAGCCGTCTGGGAGATCACGCTCGACGGTGGCGAAGTGGAGGTTTGTTAGATGCCGACGAAGGTTTTGGACATAACGACGCTGACCCGGGGCAACGACGTTGTCTTGAAGTTTACCGTCAAAACGACCGTTGATCTGGCGTCCGCGAAATTCACGGTCAAGCGCAGCTTCTTGAATGCGGACTCGGTTGCGGCCGTCGCCAAGGTCGTCACGGTGAATCTCACGGCGGACGGGCAAATCACGGACGTTGGCGGCGCTGACGACTTGGCGATGGTTCAAATTATCCTGGCGAAAGCAGACACCGCTGCCATTCAGGCCGACCTGGATTACGTGTGGGACTTGGAGGTCTTCGACGCGACGGTTAAAGCGACGACGCCGGTTGGCGGAAGGATCTTCATGCACGAACGCGTGAGAAAGCTGATGGGATAATATGCCGCGAAAAATGCCACAGGGATGGCCGGAACTACTTGCTCGCCACGACAAACAGATTGAAACGCATTCGACGCTGCACCTGTCGGTGGACGACGGCGATATTTTGCGCGATTACTACTTCGCGACCGCGCGCCTGGTAATTGACGGAATCGAATACGAACCGCAGTTGCGCAAGGGCGGTCAGATCAAATCGAGTCTGACGCGCGCCGTGGACCAGGGAACCGTCGAAGCGCAAAACGCCGACCTGACGACCGGCCACGAATTCCTCGGCTTGGGACAATCCCTTTACGGCGCCAAGGTGGAGATCGGGATCTGGTGGCGCGATCACGTCAGCGGTGTCGAGGCTCATAAAGTATTCCAATCCGGCCCGCTGACCTCGTTGAAGGTGAATGAAACCGTTACGGCCCTGACCTCGATCGCCGATCCTTATGCGGCCGTCTCGGTCGGCGCGACGCGGCGCGTGGATGCGCTCTGCCAGTTTGAATATAAGGACGCCGACACCTGCGGCTCAACAAGCTCGGAAGCGGTCTGCAACTTCATGCTTAACCACGAAGGCGGCTGCATTGTGCGGCACGGTGACCCGTTGTTCCGGGCGAAAAACGGCAGCTTCGCGTTCGCGAACAGCGGATCGAGGTTCAAGAGTCTGTAATGGGTAAAGAATTCGACATGGATCTGTTTGTGATCGATCGCGGGGAACTGCCGCGGCTCGGTCCGGTTCCATTCGTCGATCCCGGCGAGATCAGCGGCGGTGGTAGTTCGATGGTCGCCGAAAAAGCCGACCAACAGATCGAAGAATTCCACCCCGAACTCGGCGGCGTCCTGGCCAAGCCTCATGGCCGGCACGTAACTGCGGGCCACTTGATCTACCACGTTTTCACGGCAGGTTCGCCGAATAACACCTTAATCATTTACGTCGCGCTCGGCGAGGGCGAAGGCGCAGGTGGCGGGCATGGCAAGTGGGATAGCGTCGAGAAAGTCTGGTACGCGGGCGAAGAGCTGAGCGTGTCACCGGACGCGACGACACCGGGCTATCGGTTTCACCCCGGCGAGATTAGCACGGGCGTAGATTCAGGCCCTCAGCAGGTAGATCCGTTTCAGCCGAGCGGCCTGGCCTATTCGGGAACCGCTTACGTCGCGGTGATGCTAAACGGCCCGACTGTTGAAAATCGGCCGAACGAGTTGAGAGTCCTGGCCAGATGCCGCGAGGTTCCCGACTTCGACGCGACCGGCAGATTGCTCGGCTTCAGTTACAGCACGAATCCCGCGCGGATCGCAGCCGAGTGCGTTTTGACCTATTGGGAGCGTAAGTTTCCAAACGACCCGGCGCTTGCGCTGCGCAAGACGCAGGAAATGATTGATTGGGAGTTCTGGACGATCTGGCGCGATGACTGCGACGAGTTGATCGAATGGTTCAACGGCGTGGAAACTGTAGAGATTCCGCGATGGGAATGCCACGTCGTTTTCACCGCAGACACGAACCTTGCCGACGCTCTCGATCAGATATGCGCGACCTGCGCCTCGACGTGGCAGTTGGACGGATCGACAATAATCTTCCTGCCGTTCAACGAGCGCGAACCGATTCATCACTTCGACGAGTCCAATATCGTCGCGGCGTCCGACGTGGAGCCGCGCGACCTGCGGTTGCGTCCGAATTCCATCCTGATCAAATATCGCGACACCGGCGACACCTTCATGGGCGTGACGATCTCGGAGGCGCGGCGGCCGGAGCTGAGAATGCAAGCGGGCGAGATCAAGAGCGAGCGCACGATGCCGCCGATGAGCAAATCGCAGGGCGACCGATTGGCCGAATTCCAGATGCGGTTCGAGTCCGACAACGACAAGTTGTGGCTTGTTCGCGGCGACGAGACCAGTTTGCACCTGCTGCCGGGCGATTACGCGACGGTCTCGCACCTGCTGCCAGGCTGGCCCGATTACCAGCGCGTTCTTGTGCTGGCCGCGACGCTGGCAGGCCCGGAAGAAGCGCCTGATCACGTTGATTTCATCCTGCAGAAAATAGAAACCCCGCTGATCGACGACACCGCGCACGGGCCGAAGCAGTTGAAGATCCAGACGCTCAACCCAACGTCGTTCACAACTGCCGATCCGGGGCAGGGCGGCTTGGCTGTGACCGGCGCGACCAACACGGGGCACGCGACCACGTCGGCGGATGCTGCGGCCGGGGGCGGATCGCAAACGAAGACTTGCATCTGGACAGCTTTTCAGACCGTGGGCGGCGTTGTATCGTCGTTGAAGCTGAAGGTGAATTGGGCAGAAGACGGCGACGTTAGCGCTGGCACGAATAGTTTTAGACTCCAATACAGCCTCAACGGCGGGTCGAACTGGACTACCGCTTTTGATCATATCGACGTCGAAGACCCGGATTCCGGTGAATTCTCGGTAACGCTTTCTGCCGCTCAAAATATCTCACAGGTTCAGGTCCGGGACAGGATTATCGCCCAAACGGACAATGCGACCATCGTTGGGACAATTTCAAATATCCGGCTGGAGGTTGAATATTTCTGATGAGGCTGAGAATCGTCCCGCCAGTTTTTACAGTCTATCCCGGCGACCGGATCGAATTCACCGCGGATGCCGGGCCGCCGCCACCATTGTGGGCCTCCGTGACGAATAGCGGCGATATTCAGGCCGATTCTTCGCTGGCTATTGACGCCGGGCAGGATTCCACGAGCGCCGTGGGCGGGCACAAGCTTTTCTCTGGAAGCGGCCGGGTTGAGCTGAAGATCAACAACCTGTGCCTGCCGACCGGGTCCGGCGTGTTGAAGCTCAACGGCGACATTACCGACACGAGCGCCTTTGTCTATCAGTACAAGATCGAGATCACGGCGACGGCCGTGACGGTCAAGAACGAAGCCGCCGCGACGATCTTCACCCAGCCTTATTCCACGGTTTCGGGGGATATTTACCAGCTCGAACTCAACGCCGGATTTCGTCTCTACCGCAAGGGCGCCGAGCTGCATGCGCGCGTCGGCTTGCCCACGCAGATTGTTTATCCGATGGGTTACTCGTGCGAGCTGGCCGAGGACACCGTCACCGAACCCGGCGTAATCCCGCCGCCGCGGCTGATCGGTCAGGGCTGGCGGCTCGGCAATGTCGTTACGTGGACGGCGCCGGCGCACGGCTCGCTCTCGACGACCGGCCCGGGCGTGACCACGGAATATTCCGGCGGCACGGTTCCCGGTCGCTACACCCTGGCGGCCCAGGTCGAGCCGGGCGCCGACGCGACGGGGGCGCAGCGCGCGACGGCGACCATAGACATCCCGGCGCTCGAAATCCTCGGCGCTACCGAACTTGAACTGCAACCGGGCCAGAAAGTTAGGATCAAGACCAATTACGATGAGGCGCAAAATCCGCTCATCGCGCTGTCCATAGTGAGCGGCGGCGGTTCGATTTCAGGCAGCGAATTCACCGCGCCGAGCGCGCCAGGAACTACGATCGTGCGGGCAGCCGCCGCCATCAACGGCCAGGCCGCCAACCTGACGATCACGGTTCCGGCTGTCGTCGGGCCGGAGATCGGATTCGCGGCGCCGGGCGATCCGGTGGATTTCGCGACCAACCTGACAGATCCGATATGGGCGGCAAGTTTGGGCCAGATCGCCATCAGCGGCCTGTGGATAGTTCCCGACTTGATCGGACAGAAGGCAAGGATTACCGCGACCGCTGGGGGCGTTACGGTCACGCGCGATGTCGAGATCGTCGAGAAGTTCCCGCGCTCGGATTTCAAACTGGATTGGCCGATCGATTACGCGAAGCGGGTGCTATTGAGCGAGGCGGAAGACGGGACGCGCACATCGCGAATTAAGACCGCGGCGCGCCGATCCTTCCCGGTGGAATTGCTGGTGGACGCTGTTGAGGATCTGAACGGCAAGGCGGGACTGCGCACTATCCGCGACTTCTGGGATCGCCATCACCCAGGATTGCGATTCATCATGGAAGATCCGGAGGAGGGAATTCAGCTTGTAATGTACACGGACTCGGAATTGCGCTGGGTTCACACCGGCGCCGGAATTGAGATAGTGTTTAGGGTGAAGGGGGCTGAGTAGGCGCGTGACCGAACGAACCGCAAAACTGATCGCCATCGTAATCGCGCTGCTGATTATCCTGATCGGCCTCGCGCTGTTGATCGCGGCGCCGGCGGGGTAGCGGTTAAGCGGATACGTTTTCATCCTTCCCCCTTTTCGCCTCTGGCGCGGATCGCTTGCGCCCCGGTGGCATATGCGCGAATAAAAGTACCGCCTATAGGCGTATGGGGGTCATGCGCCTCGGAAAATTCGTCAAGAATCTTCGCGCACGCCTCCCGCTCTGCCTCGACGGCCTGCTGCTCGCCTTCGTCCAATCGGGTGAACTCGGCGATGAGGCAGGCGACATCCTCGCTGATTCTGTATTCGGCTAGCCACTCACACGCCCGTCTCGCGGCGGCCAGGGATTGCTGGCGCTGTTCAGGTGTTATGGCTTCGCGCATAAAACCTCAGTTACGGGTACGTGCTTGTCCGTTACCCAATCCCAACACGGATTGATTGTCAACCCTCGGCCAAGTCCGAACGGAATAAAGCGCCGTCCTATGTGCTGTCCGCAGCGGTCGCACCTGTAGACAGTGCGCTGCTCTCCTTTAATCGGGTCAATCGCGCTCAATACCTCTTCGGCGGTGAACTTGTTTTCATTCTTCACATTTCCTCCGGCTAGGGATTGCTGGCGGTCAGCGGTCATTCTTCGTCTCTACCGCGAAATTGCTTGATGGCCTCGCGCAGGTCGGACTCGTAGCAGTCGCCACGCCAAGAGTTCTTTCGGCGCTCAATCACGCCCTCGCCCAGCAGTTGCCTGTTGAACACGGCGCATTGTCCGCCGCCCTCAAAGACAATGCCCACCATGGGCGTCTTATTCTCCGGGCAGATGAATGTGGCGACATGAAAGCCTTCGCCCGCTACGCCGTTCCGGTGATAAGCGATTTTCTCAATTTTGATTTTCATATTGCCTCTTGCCTCCGGCCAGGGATTGCCGGCGGGCGTTGGCTAGGGATTGCTGGCGTTGTTCGGGTGTCATAGTTTTAGTCGACGCGGAGGGGAGTTTCACCCCTCAACCTGGTTACGCTTATCGAACCTGGTTCGTAACGCGCGCCGATGTCGCTTGAGCTTTAGCCGCTTCTCAAACTCGCCCGGATGGCATTCAATGAGATGCATAGCCATGCCCAATTCTTGAAAGAACCGATTGCGGCGCTTCGGACATCCACGCACGGGGCATTGAAAACCTGACCAATTTGTTTGCGCTGCGCATGCCATGTTCTTTCCTCCATTGTTTCTGACATCCAGTAAATCCTGGGATTGCTGGCGGTCGGTGGTGGTGGTCATATGGTTTTCAAAGTGAAAGATGCGCCGCCTTCCGGGCCAACGGTAACGCTCTTATAGTGCGTCTTTTTTACATATGCGGCCAGCAATGAATCTCCTGCGAGAGGCAGGTGAGCGCGAGGCTCTTATCTTCGGCGCTGTCTTTGCTGTTCAGGATTTCGGCTTTCTTCTGTTCAAAGTCGGTGATTTTCATGATTCTCCTTTGGTTAGTATCCGCGCTCGTCGCCCGCAACGTCGCGAGTCCGCCAGTCGTTGCCCTCGTCGTCAATACCAGGAATCTCGGCTGTACCGGCGACCTGCGCGGGCGTGATTGCTTGAGAGGATTGAAATTGGCGAATAGCGTCTTTGACGACCGAGGCGCCGCGTTCGGCTCTCACGTCAATCGTTCCGTCTGACAGGAACGCTACGAAGCCGTTGTCAATCCAGCCCTTTTTCGCCTGCGTGTTGAATTTGAGATAGAGGCGAACGCTCGTTTCTTTCGTCCACAGTTTTGCGCCGTGGTTGTCGTCCGCGTTGATAATTTCCGCTATTGCCTGGGCCGCTTCGATTCTGGTTGCCATTTTCTTTTCCTCCGGTTGTTGTTTCGCTATTTGGCAATCAGTAAATCCCACGACCCGATTTTCCCGCAGACCGCGCGAGCCTTGCGACTCTGACCGCGCTGTCGGTGGTTCCCATTCCGTGGGATTTACTGATTGTCAAACAGCCCTTACGCCGGTATATATAGCAATAGTCATACCGCAGTACGTGGATATAAACCTAGTGCTGTCAATGCCGCATCGCGGCCCGTTTTCCTATCTATACTATTTGGTACGTAGATTTCGGCCATTTCGGATAAACGTTGATAGCAATAGGGATAGCTATGCACCAAAACGTATTGCTATTAAACCGTTTGGTGTGATAATTTGCTGACAGCGCCAACCGGACGCCCTACTGGAAGCGGTTCAAACGCTCTCAATTTAGCCAAGCCGGTCTCGGTCAAAAGTCGTCGCTTGCCGATCAAATAGAAGTCACCGGCCTCTACTGTCAGTGGTTTACCGCGATCCTCGAGCGCTTTGATCCGCGAACGGACGGAGCTGCGGCTGGTCAATCCCAGGAGCGCGGCCGCTTGTTCGTAGTTGTATATATTTTCCATAGCTGGATTGTACTCAATTTCCGTACCTCGATTTCTCTGTTCGTGCGGCGTGGTCCCATGCTAGTACTCCCTCGGTTCATAGCACATTTCGCAGCGGCGAGAAGTGCGGTGTTTCCCGCACGACTTACAAACGAAAGTTTCAGTGGCTTCGCCCATCGCTATCAATGCTCGCTCCAGGATCGGCACGTTGTGCGCGGCGTCAGCCTGCGCGGCGTCCAATTTCTCGCGGGCGACTTGCTCGTTTGCGGCCAGGGTGGAATCGAACGCGCCCAACGTCGGCATGGTCACGATCTCCAGGCTGTTGCGCTCTGTCGCCAGCGCGTTGAGCAGGTCGCGCGCGCTGACCTTGCCCGCCGCGATTCGCTCTTGCAATTTGGTTTCGTTGAGTTGCGCCATTTCATTCCTCCCTTATTCGCGGCCTCGCCGCAGTTGTGGGGCGTGAGGCCCCGGTAGATTAGTCCTCGTCGTAAATCTTCACGTTATCCATGCCGCGTAATTTCTCTTCTTTCGCTTCCTGAATTGCGCGGGCGCGAGCCGCTTTCGCCGCAGCGCGTTCTTTGGCCTTCTGCGCGCAAGGCTCGCAGGGGATAGCGTCCGCAGCCCACGGCGTATTTGGCGCGCCGCACAGGGTGTGTTGTTCGTAGTTGAACCCGTCTCTGTATTGATGTCTGATTTCCGCCATTTCCTTCCTCCAATTCTCGCGCGGCCCTCGCCGCAGTTATGGGGCGCGAAGCCCCGGTAGATAACACTTAACCCTCAATGAAAAATGCCGAGTCTCCGTTTTCGTCGTAGGCGTTTACGAATCCGTCGGCAGTGGTTCGCGCAAGCTCTTTGGCGCGCTCGGTGGCCGCTTTCAGCCCTTCAATGCTCTCTGTTTTTTCTTCGCCGTTGACTTTGTATTTCAATTCGTATTTTCCAGGTTTGGTAGTTGTCATCTTTCTTTCCTCCGTTTCGCGTTGTGAGTTGGGGGCGGTGAGGCCCCGGTGGATTGCTACTTGATTTTGTAACTCGCTGCACGCTCCGGCATCGTTCGCGGCGAGAGGCCCCGGTGGACCCTAGAAAATGCAGTGCCATTTTTGTTCAATCACCACGTCGGCGTAGCGATCCAGCGTCGCTTGGTCTTCCTGCGACTGGCCTGGCCCGAACATTCCGCGCATGTTTGCGACCGTGAAATACTCACGCACCTGTTTCTCTGACTCAAACCGATCGCCATTGGCGAATCCGGTTGAGTCGTTAATCTCGTCAAAATCACTTCGTGGCATGTCGTTTCCTCCGATTATCGCGCGGCGTCATTGCCGCTGCGATACTTATTACTAAGCAATCAGCGTACCACGGTACGCAAGTATAAACTCAATAGAATCAGCGCGGGGTATTGCGCCATTCTGACCGCTACACCATTTGGTACGTGAATTTTGGACATTTCCGGTAAACGCTGAGAATAAAAGGCTTATCAATACACCAAATGGTACAGCATTTATACCATTACGTGCGATAATTTAGACGTAGAGCCAAGCGGACGCCCTGCCGGCAGCGGCTCGAACGCTCTCAGACGGGCCAAGCCGGTCTCAGTCAAAAGCCGCCGCTTGCCGATCAAATAGAAGTCACCGGCCTCTACTGTCAGTGGTTTACCGCGATCCTCGAGCGCTTTGATCCGCGAACGGACGGAGCTGCGACTGGTCAGTCCCAGGAGAGCTGCAGCTTGTTCGTAGTTGTATATGTTTTCCATAGCTGGATTGTACTCAATTTCCGTACCTCGGGCCGATGCCCCGTGGGTTGCTCTTATTCGGCTGAAACGAAAGAGCCGCCAGCCTTGCGGAACTTCAACAAAATCGTGGTCGGGTTGCCCGCCATCAGCCCGCCGCCTTTGGTGGCCAGGAAGTTGGCGATATTCTTGCCCGTCAAGCACTGCCAATAGGAACCGGTTTCAGGGTTGTCACCGGCGTCTTCAAGTTCGCGTCGGCGAGCGTCGCTTTCGACTTGCAGGTGAGTCACGTTATCGTCCCTGTCGAACAGTCCCATGACGTGCGTTCCGTCTTTGACCAGATTGTCGGGATCGATCTCGATATTGATTGTTTCGCGGTTGACTGTGATCGTTTTCATTTTCTTTTCCTCCGTTGTTGTTTCGTTTTCAATTCCAACTGACACTTATTACTAAGCAATTGTCATACCACAGTATGCGCGTATAAGTCCAATGCTGCCAACGCTGCATTTCAGCTTGTCTCGGCAATTATACCACTTGGTACGTGAGTTTCAACTGGTTACGCTAAATGCTAGAAACAATAGAGATATGAATACACCAAAACGTATTACCATTAAACCATTTGGTGTGATAATTGAAAAAGAGCGATAACTGGCGCGCCGTAAGCATTGATATAGCAAGAGATATATTTCGGTACAATGGTACGCTGATTGCTTGGTATAATAGCGTAGTTGATAACCAGAAAGGGAAGGGAATAGCAATGATCAAACTCGAAAGCAAAACAATGACGAAGGCGATTGAAAGAGCCAAAGCAATCCACCCGAAAGTGCGCGTAATCAGCGCAACTGATCGGGTGTACGCCGTGACTGGCAGCCGGGGCAACGCTTACACCGTGCGCTTCGTCGTCGCGAACGGCCTGAAGCTCGGCTCGTGCGACTGCCCGGCGGGCCAGCGCGGTCAAATGTGCTACCACGTAGCAGCTGGGGCGGCCGTGAATATCGGCATCCAGGGAATGCGGCAAGGGGCTCCGGCCCCTGTCGCGCCGCGGATCGTTCGCAGCGTCGAGCGAGATCAATCTGGCGCGCGGGTGGCCGTAGCTCGCTGTGATAATTGGGTAGTCTGAATAGCAAACCTAATCGGCGGCGTGAACAAAACGCCGCACAGATCACACAGTAGCAAGTGTAAGCAGCAAACGGCGCTTACGATCTTTGAAAATTAAACCTCTAACGCGAAGGAGACTTATGAATATCATTTCCAAGTTTATGGCCGACAACATCGAAAGCGCGATTCTGGAAGACTTGAAAGCGAATCCCGGCTGGCAATGCGAGAGTATGATTCACCAACGGATATGTGGCGGTGGCGTTTGGGAGCACTTCCCAGAAACATTCTCGGCATTGGTCAAACTCAAGGAGGAAGGGAAGATAAAATCCAGTGGCAACAACGGATTCAATTCTTTCGCTTTCAAACTGGCATAGAACAAAGCGGGCGGGGCGACTCACCCGCTTTTTTTTATTCTTTTCAAAAGCTCCTGCGCCAGTCCATGCGGGCACGGCTCCTTGTTTAGCCAACTATGCGCCTGACAATGGCCTAAATGATCGAACCAGCACTCATCGGGGTCGGTCAGATCGGCAAGCAGAGTCAGGATGCCATTGTCGCCCATTGCTATTTCCCCGGTCCCCTCGCAGGGAATCACCATCTCATCGGGTTCGCGTCCGTGTTCGGCCAGCCTCACGCAAACAAACTGGCCGCACTTTGGGCATTGTTGTTTCATTGTTCCTTCCTTACTTGCAGCGTCGAGCGGGTTAAGGTCGTGCGGGGCGATAACTGGGTGGTTTAGGCCAGGTCGCTGTTCGGTTCGGTTGGCCACGTCTCGCTCTCTCTGACCCGTTCCACCATGAGAGCATGCCCGGCTTCGGCATCTTCCCGGGTAGTGTATCGCTCGCATTCCTCATCCAACGTTCCACCAAACACCATTGTCTCGAACAGTATTGGCGCGCCGATCCCACTGAGGTTATGGAGAAAAACCGTGCTGATCGTGACACCGTTGATTTCGTCCAGCGCTACGAGTCGGTTTTCGGCTTGTGCTAGTCGGCTCCATTCTATTGCGCCATGGCACCGCTTTGGCGTATGCCCGTCTAAGATATATGAGTCGCCCATGCTTCCTCCATTCCACCACGCGGGCCGGGGCGGGGTTATTGGCATTTCGTCTCAGTGTGGCAAGGACACGAAGGCGACTCGCATCCTTCGCTTACTACGTTTGGCGCGTTAGACCAACCGCTTTTCTCGCATCCGCAGCGCCAGCAAAATTCAGGCTGAGTGTCCGAGCCGACCTTACCTATCACCAACAGCCTTACATATCCGACGCCTTCACGCGACTCATGCGGATGGCCCTTTGCCTCTTCTACGGTTCCGGCGTGGAACTCGTTGCAGTGAACGCAGGGTGTAAACGTTTCTTTCATGTTCTCTCCATATCCGCCGCATCCGATAAGACGCGGGCCGGGTTATATCCGTTCCGCTTCGGCGATCTGTTCAGCGTATCCGTTGGCGATAGCCCATTCAGTAACAGACGGGCCTCCGTCCCATGTTGTGTGGTCGTCTGGCGGCGCTTCTCGGTCTAGCCGTGCAACTTGTTCAAATTCACCGTTGGTGACGAGGTAAAAATCAACCACGTTACCACGGTCATCAACTTCGTATGTCATTCCTTCACCTAAGACGCGGGCCGGGTGGGGTTATTGCTTGCGCTGTGAATAGCAAGCAGCGGCAATGGCGCTCACCTGCTCGAACACTGGGTACATTTCTGGCGACAGAGATAGATGCGCGCGATCCATCAACGTTTTCCAGAGTGTTAGCCGCTGCCTGTGCGAGAGGTAGAACCCGTCTTCGTCCCGCGGCTCCTGATAACGCTGCACCACGTCGGCTAGGAATTGGCGCTCAAACTCGTTAAACGCTATAGATGTTGCAAAGTCGGGATTTTCGATTAGCCATGTAAGCAGCTGCACCTCAATGGCTGTCACCGGGACATAATGCGACCAGTCGAGTCGCGGGCGTTCGTTACTGCTCATTCTCTTACCTCTATTAAGCCATATCCGCCGCATCCGAAGACGCGGGCCGGGTTATTGCTTGCGAAAATCGTAAATCTCAATTCCGGCGCGCTGGGCTTCTTTGTACATATTGGCAGTTCCACGCCCGCCAGGGAATAATGCCACGGCGTCGGCGTATCCAGCCATTTGCCGGTTTCTTCTTGGCCCCGCCGATTTACCAAAATGTTCCCATTCGGCGCAGAAGCGTTTAACAGGGATGCCATGCTTGCGCGCCCACTCTTCGCCACATTTATCCACACCAGAAGCGCCGCCGGAAACCACTTCTTCAATGGGCGCCACGAAACGGCTGAGCCGCAATTCGTCAAGCAGGGCAATATCGGCATCTGTGAATTGATAGTCTCTACCGCCTGCGATGATCAATTTCATATATACCTTCCGGGTCGGGTTATTGCGCTTTCAGTTTAGATGCCAGTTCGCGCCCCTTCGTCGGATGCGCGTACAGCCCCGTCGTTGCGATGCTGGCATGCCCCACGATCTCGCTCACGTCGGCTAATGGCGCGTTCTCGGCCAGCAGGTGTGAGACGAAGGCATGTCGGAATTGATGGGGATGAGCGCCTTCAACGCCTGCCGCCTTTCCTGCCGCCTTCACGATCTTCCATGCGTTCTGCGGTGTGAAAGGGAAGGGGTGATCCTTGTCCCCGGCATTGCCCCGCATCGCTATCAAGTCCCGCCACAGTTCAGCCGACAAATACACCGTCCGTCTTTTCCCGCCCTTGCCTAAAATATGCGCCTCGCCGCCGTCTTCCATTGGTCGCAGATCGCACCAGCGCAAGCCCAAAACCTCGCTGATTCGCGCGCCGGTCAGGTACAGAAACTTCAACAGCGCATGGTGTAGGGGATCGGCTGCCGTGGCTGCAATAATGGCGCGAATCTGTTCCGGCGTAAGCAATGCGCCGTGGTCGACGGAGCGGTCCATCTTCGCGCGCTCGATCCGCGCCAAGTTGATCGCCGTTACCTCTCGGTTGTTCAGGAAGCGGTAGAAACTGCACACGCTGGCCAGCTTTCGCGCGCGGGTTTTCTCTGCGCCGTATTCGTCCGCCAGGAACGATTGATAATCCATTATGTCGGCGGTGATGATCTGATCGAACGGCTTGCGTGTATGGGCCAGGAATGCCTTGATGTCGGCGCGATAGGCGATTGCGGTGTGCTGGCTTCGCCGTTTGCCGGTCGGTTTCAGCCATTCCGCGATCCAGAAATCAACATCTTCGATGTTCATATAATTCTCGTTATATCACGGCGTCGAATTTTACACGCTTTATCATCCACTCTTCCACTCGTTTATAGGCTTTTCCGCGTTTCCGCCAGCCGCCGCCACATCCAATTGCGTTTCGTATTGCTCATACGGTTCCGGTTCATCTTCCGGTTCGTAGTCGTTGAAGTTATCCAGGTGCCAAAACAGTTTGCACGTCTCTTCGTCTCGACAATCGCAATCAATATGCGCCAGTGTGTCAAAGTCGCTATTCACTTGGCATCACCTCCTTTCACTCGCGCCCCTGCGAAGCCGCGTCAGTCGCTTCGCACGTTTACCCAATGGTCGCCAAGTTTAACCTGTCGCGCCGATCTGATCTGCGGCTTGATTAACTTAATCAGCGGATCAATCGGGCGATTACAATGGGAACATTGCTCGGGTTTATCACCATTCCGCAGCGGGATAATTGTGTGATCCCAGAAACAGCGGTAATAAAGAAAATTGTCGGCCATAAACCAGTCGCCGTTGCAGGTGTGGTTCATATTTCACTCCCGTCCCTCGCATCTTCAACCTCGTCGGTGGCTAGCACGATGCCGTAACAAGCCGCATCGTGATACGCCAGCGAATTGCGAGGAAAAATGTCTGGTGGTAAATCCATCAAGAAGAAGTGCGTCTCATGTCCTCGCACCCGGATCGGCCTACATTGAAGTCCCGCGCGGAGAGTTACCGTATGGGTAATTTGTCCCACGCGATAGTGTTTTGTGATGTCGCGTTTTACAACGTATCGCTTGCTCATATTCCCCTCACGCCTCCGCGTCTGCATCGGATTGCTGCGCGAATCTTGCGCACCTGCAATCTCGATGCGCGCAACTTTCGTCTTCATCGTATCCGCCAAGGTGTTCCGATAGTTTGTGTCCGCAGTCGCATGTCATACCTACTGCCTCGGCGTAACTGTTGAACCCTTCGTCTTTCCAATTGAACGCGCTCATTCTTTCCCCTCCGCGTCCGCACGCATAGTCTCTACGGTGTTGCCTGAGCGTTCGTCCCTGGCGCTTCAATCTACGCCTTACGCTTTCAACGAACTTGTTCGCCTCTTCGCGCGTGTTGAACTTCTGGTGATGGCGAACCCCGGACTTGAAACCGCTGCTTCCAGCAATTTGATAACTCGCGCCAGCCGTAGCATACAGCCCCGGTGATAGAGAGTACCCTTTGGGGATAGCCACGAAAAAGTGTTCCCGTTCCAGTCGTCAAAAATAAACTCATGGCAGCGGCGACAGTTGCCCGACCACTTGCTACCGGAACGCCAGCCAGCGG